TCAGCGCTGCTGCGTCTCGTCATTGGGAGTAAAGCCGCACTTTTTGCCCAGCTCCTCGGCAGCTTCGCTGAAACCTTTGAGAGAAAACAGTAATGCTCTCGATCCGGACGAGAAACCAACGCCGGTTTCGGCTCCATAAACGGACATCAGCAGGGAGTTGAACGAAGGATGCTGATGGCGTTCTTCAACGACGACACGACCCGTGCCGAGCGAGACGGCGAGCAGCTTGCCCGGCTTCTCATTGACCAAACGAAAGTCGAGCGTCAGTTTTTGAGCCGGCTTGACAACCTTGAAGATGGGATCCTCGACAAAGAACGCGTAGCTGTGCAAGGCAGGGCTACATTGGAGACCAAAAGCGGAGTCACCATCTGAGGTGAGCGTGCCTATAAAATAGCTGGCGACGTTGGTGACTGGATTCGGCATAACCGCGAGCTTCCAGTCCTGAAAGGCCTTGAGCACCTCGTCGGCTTGAACCGGCGCCGCGGCTAACAACGCCAACGCCAGGACGAGCCTCATTCTCGTGGGCCAAAATATCATGTCACCAAGTCGTGTGATTGTTGTGATCGGGCGGTCCGCAAATGCACCGAAGCGAGTGCATTGAGTTTGTGTTGCACGGTTTGGTTGACTTGGCAAGACATCGACGGCTCGGCGCGGCAGGCACGTCCCGCCTGACACTCTGGCTCGTCGCCGATGCTATCGCGGTTCGACCAGCCGGGACCGCCGCAGCAACCCAGCCGGCGGCAAGAGCAGGATCGAACGCTTGCGTTTCCCGTTCCTCCAATGGCCTACGGTCTGCCGGATCCATCCGATGCGGCTGGCGACAATATGGCCGATTGGTTCGATCGCTGGATCAAGCCACTCGTCCAGCCGTGACGGGTGGAGCAAGACGCTTCATTGGGTAAAAATTTGAATCCCTTACATCAACCTCACCAACCGATGAGGCGAGCCATCGCTCATGCCAGCCAAAACCATCACCGAGATCCGCTCAATCGCGCGCGGCCATACCAGGACTGCGATCAAGACCCTGGTGGGCGTGATGTGCTCGAAAGATGCGACCCATGCGGCACGGGTCTCCGCCGCCAATGCCATTCTCGACCGCGGCTGGGGCAAGCCGCCGCAATCGCTGCGGAATGGCGGGGATGGCCCCCTGGAATTTATTCATCGTATCGAGCGCATCATTGTCGACCCTGAAGACCCTGAAGATACCGACGGCAAGGATCTTTGAACCGCTGCTTCAGCCTGCCCGGTACAAAGGTGTCTACGGCGGACGCGGTTCTGGTAAGTCGCACTTCTTCGGTGAGCTTCTCGTTGAGATCTGCCAGGCCGAGCGTGGCACGCTTGCGGTTTGCATCCGCGAGGCGCAACGGACGCTGGCGCAATCGTCCAAGCGGCTGATCGAGGGCAAGGTCGCTTCTCTCGGCCTCGGAATGGGGTTCAAGCTGTTCAACGACAAGATCGAGACGCCCGGCGACGGCCTCATCATCTTCCGTGGCATGCAGGATCACACTGCAGAGTCGATGAAGAGCTTGGAAGGCTTTCGCATCGCCTGGATCGACGAAGCGCAGACGCTGAGCGCACGATCGCTGGCGCTGTTGCGCCCGACCATTCGCGCGGCGAATTCGGAAGTATGGGCCAGCTGGAATCCTCGGCGCAAGTCGGATGCGATCGATGATTTCCTGCGAACGCGGAAGCCCGAGGGGGCGATCGTCGTCAACGCGAACTGGCGCGACAATCCATGGTTTCCTTCGGTGCTGGAGGACGAGCGCCAGCTCGATCTCGCGCTCTATCCGGATCGCTACGAGCATATCTGGGAAGGTGATTACGTGCGCGCGTTCGAAGGAGCCTATTTCGCGCAACTGCTGAACGAGGCGCGTGCGCAAGGTCGAATCGGCAAAGTCGCCGCCGATCCTCTGCTTCCTTTGCGCGCGTTCATCGACATCGGCGGCGCGGGCGCCACGGCGGACGCCTTCACGATGTGGATTGTCCAGTGGGTGGGGACCGAAATTAGGGTCTTGGACCACTATGAAGCTGTGGGCCAGGTGCTGGCCTTTCACGTCAGCTGGCTGCGTTCGCGCGGTTATCGAGACGCAATCCTTTACTTGCCACATGATGGGATCGCGGCCAACAACATCACCGGCAAGCGCTATGAAGATCATTTGCGCGAAGCGGGGTTTACCGTCGAGCCACCTGTGAAAAACCAGGGACGAGGAGCCGCGACCATGCGTATCGAGGCGCTGCGGCGGCTCGGGCCGCAGCTCTGGTTCAACGAAGCGACGACGGAAGCCGGCCGCGACGCGCTTGGCTTCTATCACGAGCGCAAGGACGAGATGCGCAATATCGGCCTCGGTCCCGAGCACGACTGGTCATCGCACGCTGCCGACGCGCTCGGGCTGATGGCGATCTGCTATGAGCAGCCCGGAAGGATTGCCGCATTCAACCGACCGATCAAATATGCCGATGCAGGGTGGGTCTAGGATCGGTCGCGAGTTTTTGGCAGCTGCAACCTTGACTATGTTCGTTATTTGTTCTAGTCGAAGAACCGTCCAGATCAGGTTCTGATCGAGGTCGAGTACCCGTCCAGCCGAAGTAGCTCTAGATGTCTTTGTTCGCTCGTTTCGCGGTTCCTGCGCTGAAAGTGATATGCCCTGCCGTTTCGATTATCATCGTTTCAGACCCCAGGGGCGCGCTCGCGCAGAATCAACCGGATAAGGCGCTTGTTCAGGTTGGGAAGGCGAGGCAACTTGTTTCAGTGGAGCAAATGCCTCTGACCGAAAAGCACGTCCAAGGTTACATTGCGGCAACGGCGGAAGTTCATTCTGCCTTGGAGACCTCGGAAGAGAGCGTGGACAAGCTGAGTCCGCAGACGATCGTGAAGCTCGACGCCGTTGCGCAGAAACATGGTCTTAGCGACTACGCCGAATACAATCGAATCGGCAAAAATATCGGGCAGGTAACTTCAGGCGTCGACGAGGTGACGCGAAAATACGTCGGACGAGACGCACTAATCAGGCTACGCATCGCCAGGGTTAAGGCGAACAAGAAGATGTCCGAGGTAGACAGGAAGGAAGCGCTTACGGACCTTAACGATCAGCTGCAATTCGCGTTGCCGCCAGTCCAGTACAAAGGCAACATTGACCTAGTGGTCAAGTATTACGGCAAGCTTCCTGAAGGTTACTATAGCGACTAGCGCGGCACAGCCTCACTTCGCAGCCTTCTATGGCACGGGGCATTCACGATCGGCCACAATGGTGCCGTGCGATACCTGACGCATCCTTAAGCTGAGCCATCCGATGGTTGCCCGAGGCTTCACAGCTTCGCTGGCAAAGACTCTCGTTCGCGCGTCGATGAGCACCCGCCACAACGTAAAGGAAGTTCAAAAATGTCGTGGCAAGACATGATGCAACGCGTGTTGCAGCCGAATGTTTGGCCTCCAAACTGGGTATCACAGGCCGGCGTTACCAGCCCTTTTGCGGAGAGCGATAATAGGCCTCCTGGGTCCACTAGTCCGCACCGCGGCGTTGATTTCAATTACCGCACCGGACCGTATGCAAGACTGCTCAATCGGAGTCATCCGGCACTTCGCGCACCGGTGACAGGCATCGTGACACATGCCGGCGAAGGGGCCGTCGGGAGGATTGCCATCAGAGACGCCAATGGCTTTTCACATGAAATCCTACACACCTATACGCGGCATGTCGCGCCAGGCGATCCTGTTGTCGCTGGTCAATTGATCGGCTCGATGGGTGAGACCGGCGTGAAGCACAACGATTCCAATGTCCGGGCGGACCATGTCCACTATCAATTGAAAGACCCCGACGGCAATATTCTCGACCCGAACGCCTATTGGGATCAGCAAGATCGCCTCGACCCTAATCCAGTTCCACCTGGTCATCTCGGCGATTATCAGCATTATCTGCGCACGTCCGGTTCTGTCGGCTCAAGGGCTGCCTTGACCGATCCTCCGACGGAGGACGTGAAAGAGAGCCGCCGCTTGACGCGCGTCACGCCGAAAGCTGACCTCGGTGGATACAATCCGAACGCTCCGGCGACGGCGCTCAGCGAAATACCCTCTCCCGACCGTTCGACTCTGTTCAACGATCGCTTTGGGAATTGGACATCCTCACCTTCAGTGAGCGGGCCGCTCGATCCGTACCAGCCCGTCGCACCTCCGCGGCACGGCAAGGCGGTCGGGATCATCACTGGCCAGCCCGTGCCGGACATTCCGCTGCCACCGTCGGTCTGGGGCTTGCCTGACAACAGCGGCACGCCCGGCGACGAGGAATGGTCCCTGCGGCGGCTCAAGCGAAAGTGGTGAATGATGCGAACGTCGCCATCTCCAGCCGGGGTTTTGCAATGCCAAAAATGTCAATTTTAGACCTGAAGGCCATGTTGGCCTCCGAGAAGGCCAACGCGCTTGCTGCAATCTCGGCTGCGCGGCTCGCCGAGGAGCGTGCTGACGCGATGGACTATTATCTCGGCGACATGCGCAAGGACATGCCGGCGTAGGATGGCCGTTCCCGCGCGGTCTCGACCGATGTCGCCGACACCATCGAAGGGCTGATGGCTGCTGCGGTGGCTTGGGAGCATTGGCGTGCGTTGATGCCACGAGAGATGATCTGGCCTGGTGCGGCAGGGCGCAGTCTAGTTCGCGGCCTTCTGCTGCTCGAGATATCGCCGCTGCGCTTCGTCGCCGCAATACGATACATTGTGGGCTGGTTGCGAGGATTGTCCGTCGTGCGTCTTTTGCAGGGAGATTGTCTTGTCGTCGATCCTTGACAAGCTCATAACCTCAAAGCCAGGCGGTCCAAACATCGTTTCGCCGTCAATCTTGCGCTCGACAAATCCCTTCTTGGCGTGGGTCTCGTTGCAGACCACGGCCATGTAAGGATCGACAAGCTCCGCATCGTTGTGACTGTAGACCTCGCATTGGTCCGTCCCACTCGAGATGATCTTGCGGGCAAAGTCGATAACGGTGTCGGGTGACTTGAGGCAGCGCTCGTCGAAGTCAGCTCCGGGGCTGGCATAGACGCCGTCCTGTGGAATCCACGGCGTCGGCTTTTCGCCGGCGGCGATGCGTTGCTGCTCGTCCGCGCAATAGGATGCCCTCCACCACGAACCCTTGAACTTTCCATTCGAAGTCTGCCGCACAGAAATTGCTCTTTCGCCGACCTTCTTCAGCAGCATGACTTCCTTGAACCGCGCATCCTCCGGGAGTTTGAGAGTCTCTGCCAGGTTGTAATCGTCGCAGCTCATCTCCAGTCGGATAGCGCCAGGCCCGGTGTCGGTCAGTTTTGTGATGTCGCATCCCCACTCATAGCCACCGATATGCTTTTGCGCGATCTCAACGTTGATGTTGTCGTTTTCATCGCACCATCCAGCGGGCTTCTCGATGAGGGTACCGTACAAACCGTCCTTCGGGCGCCATTTCTCAGCTGCTGATTTTGCGCCGGTTGCTGGCTCAGGCTTGGCGCTGTTCTGAGCGACGGCCGGTGTGGCTCCGCACGATAGCAACAAGAGAGCGCCGCAGAGAAAATAGCGAAAATTTCTGTTGTAGTAACGCAAGCGATTGCTCCCGCAGCTGTGCAATCTCGATGATCGGCCGTCGCCGGCCGCGCGATCTCAAGGCGGGTATATCAGATCAGCTTTAAGTTGAGCAACCAGGCAACCTGCAAAACCGATCGCCTGACATCTTCACTACCTATTGACCAGACAACTTCACAATGGAGAATGGAGATGTGGCAAGACATCATCCGGCGCATGTTGCAGCCGATCGAAATTGAAGACAGGAATAAACGTCGGATCACATTCGAACCGCACACTAACGACGGATGGGGATGGCGGCTCATAAAGGGAAAGCCAGAATTACATCGCGGGGGAGATTTCAACTACAATATCGGGCAAACAGGTATCAATCTCACGCATCCGGTAATACGCTCGCCGATAGCGGGTATCGTGACAAACGCCGGGCAGGGGAAGTATGGCACTATAGCCATAAGGGATACCAACGGCTTTTCGCATGAGATATTACACACGCATTCGCGCCATGTTGCGATAGGTGATCCCGTTGCTGCAGGGCAGATTGTCGGTACGATGGGCAACACCGGCGTAGACCATGCATACGTCGAACAAGGGCAGCAACACGTCCATTATCAAATCAGGGATCCTGCGGGTAACCCGCTAAATCCGATCGAATTCTGGGATCAGCAGGGGCATTTCGATCCCGCTCCGCCATCGCCGGCGAATCTTCAGGACTATAATCGATATCTGGGTAGGCCTGGCGCAGCTGGTTCGCCGGCGTCTCCGCGAGGCTCGGCAGGGGCACCCGCAGGTATCCCCACAACGTTCGGAACGAACGGTCAATTTTGGCCGGGCTCAGCTTCGTCGTCGCAGCCGTTGTACGACACGAACAGGCTTGTCGGACCGCTATCTGCATCTGAAGATGAAAGCAACGATGTTCGGCGTTTGACGCGCGTCGTGCCGAAGGCGGACCTCGGCGGATACAACCCGAACGCTCGGGCGACGACGCTCAACGCCAACGATCCACCTTCGTTCAACGACCGCTTCGGGATTTGGACATCCTCACCTCCAGTGAGCGGGCCGCTTGGTCGGTACCAGCCCGTCGTACCTCCGCGGCAACCCGGCAAAGCCGTCGGGCTTATCACCGGTCAGCCGATGCCAGACATTCCGTTGCCACCGTCGGTCTGGGGCTTGCCTGACGATGTCGATACGACTGGCGACGACGAATGGTCCCTGCGGCGGCTCAAGCAAAAGTGGTGAACGACGCGACCGCAGCGATCTCTTGCCGAGGTTTTGTAATGCCAAAAATGTCTACTTTCGACTTAAAGGCCATGTTGGCCTCCGAGAAAGCCAATGCGCTTGCTGCAATCTCGGCCGCCCGGCTCGCCGAGGAGCGTGCCGATGCGATGGACTATTATCTCGGCGACATGCGCAAGGATATGCCGGCGCAGGATGGCCGCTCGCGCGCGGTCTCGACCGATGTCGCCGACACCATCGAAGGGCTGATGCCGCATCTGATGGACATCTTTGCCGGCTCCGACGAAGTGGTCAGGTTTGAGCCGGTCGGCCCCGAGGACGAAGCGGCCGCGCAACAGGAAACCGACTACGTCAATCATGTCTTCATGCAGCAGAACCCCGGCTTCATGATCCTCTATTCCTTCATCAAGGATGCGCTGCTCTCGAAGGTCGGCATCGTGAAAATATGGTGGGAGGAGCGGGAAGAAGAAAGCCGCGAGACCTACTACGACCTGACCGACGACCAATTCGCGTTGCTGGCGCAGGCAGTCGCCGAGTCAAACGGCGCGATGAAGATCGTCGCGCATACCGTGCATGACATGGCAGCTACGAAGAAATCCGAGGTATCGAGCTGACAGCACGGGCCGCCTGAACTTTGCTGCGCTTGCCGACAAACGCCGTGTGGTCACTTCGGAGTTGATCATGAAAACGGGGCTCCATGACCGGATGATCTCCGGGCCTGATCGATTCATTTCAGCAGAGGCAGCAAGACGATCAGGAAGCCGTCGAGCATCCAGACGAACAGGATGTCTTCGGTCCGAACCGCCGACTTGAGATGAGTGCGCCCGATTTCGGTCAAGCGCGCAGGGTCGATGTTGCGGGCGAGCTTTCTGAACCCCAATCGGCGAAAGTCGGCGGGAAGTGCTTCAGGTGTGCGATTTTACAGGGCCAGCTGCATAAGTTTGCGAGATCGCACCGCCAGAACATAGAGACCACTCAGCCAGACAACGAAGACAGCGGTCGCAAGATAATACATTTCTAACCCGGTTCTCGGTCTTGGCTCTTCGCCGCACTCGTCCTGCGAGAATAGTAGGTAAAGGAGCGGGTCGCAATCCTGTTGCTACGTGAGGTTGTCGAAACGGCGGCACGTCGAATGGATTTCCTGTGCCGCCGCAGCACCGTGCTTCCGCCGCCGATCACCAATAGAGGATGTACAGAATGTCGGTGAACCAAAACGGAAATCTGCGGCCGGACGGGATGTCCATTTCATTGCCGACCTGGTTCGGTACCAGGCGCGCGACGATGTGCCCGATAAAACCGATCATGATATGGAAGATGGTGTAGCTTCGCGGAGCAATGGCAACTGTGTGTATTCGTACTCAGAATCCGCGCATCTACGCGTTGCGCTCGCGCCGGACGTGGACGGCCGCTGCTGCACCTTAACCGCTAGCTTGGCAAGCTCGATGTATGGTAGTGGGCTGCCCGAGACGTTCGAGCAGATGCGCTTAAGGGGTAAAGCATGCAACGGCAGCTTCGTTGGGGCTCGGTGATGAATGAAGTGCATAGGTTATGTCCGGCCGGCAGCGACGGCCAGGCGGGAAGTGCGCGTAAGGTCGTTTTCATGAAGAGCGAAGTCGTCCGGTGGTCTCTGAAAGGACTTTCCGCGATTTTGATGTGGCTATGGCTACAGCCGTGCGCAGCTCGCGAGGAAGTAAAACTAACGCAGTCCATAACTCTTTTGCGCGACAGTCCGTCGGGCGTTCGGATGATCATGAAAACGTGGGTGAATGAAAGCGACTCAAGAAGCCGTTTCGTGATTGATCTATTCTCAAAGGCCAAGAGTGTTCAGCCGCAAGCCTCATACTACGAGCGTGTATCTAACTTCTCGGCAGGCAAGCAGGTGGAGCTTTCGATCTGGGACGCACCGGACTGCGCTATCTCCCAAACTATGGTGTTCCGTGTCAAATCGAAATCAGGGGATCGGCTCGTTGTGGGAACAGCGGATCGTGCACCACCAAAAGGTGATCTCGTTCCTCAGGACCAGCCGATTCCGCAGCGGATTCGCGTGTTTGTTCCCAAAACAAATCCGGACGAGGATGAGCCGGGCAAGTCGTCAGTTTGGTTCGATGCTGTTGTGGAAGGGGTCAGCGATCAAAGTCTCTGTTCGCAAGATGAAGTACGTCATGCAATCGATGCCTTTGTTGGTCAGCACATAGTCGAACCAGACGTGCGGTAACTGGTTTAAGGAGAACGGTTATGCCAACGCCAAATTCGGCCTCTCAAGCCGGTTCTCGCGATTGTATCGGAACGACGACGGTTCGACTACTGTTCGAACCGGTGGGACTGTCGCATGGCGCAATAACAACCCGGGCAACATCAAGTATGGGCGGAACGCTAAAGCTGCCGGAGCGATAGGGAAGGATGATAAAGGCTTCGCAATTTTCCCAACCTATGAAGCCGGTTTGCAAGGGATGACCAATGTATTACAAAATGAGTATGGGAATACTACGATCGATGCGATGATGAAGTCATATGCGCCGACATTTGAAAATGACACGGCAGCATATACAGCATTCTTGAATAATAAAGTTGGTGCGCCAAGTGACACGCTGGTCAGGGATCTATCCCGCGATCAGTTCAATAGACACTTACCAAAAGGAGCGCGCCGCCGATCATCCAAGCGAACATGATCTGCTCGATCCGGATTGCGCCTCCGAGATGAGCCCGGCCGGTCTCGGTCAGTTGCGCCGGATCGACGTTACTGAAGCGGAAGCCGAACCGGTACCACCAACCCGGCTTCATATAGTCGGAATAGCCGATCTCCGGCACGAGATTGTTGTGTACCAGACGTAGGAAATTCATCCACTGCCCGACGAGGAAGACCAGTCCTGCCAGCCATATCACGATCAGGACCGTCGCCAGGTGCGTCATGTTGCGTCAGCCATCTTGCCTGGATTGTGGCGCCGCGCGTCCGGCAGCCGGCAAAAAGACATGTCGTATCTGCAGGCCTACGATTCGCTCGTCGAGCGGCGAGCGGGTTCCCGCCGAGCACGTCCGAAAACTCTCAGAAAAAGCTTGCCGGCAGGCAGGCTTAGGTATGTTCCGATTCCAGCGAGGATTCCTTTTTTCCCAAAGCACAGGAATGAAATGTAGCACGCGAGCGCGAGCCCAAAGACGTTCAGGAGCAATGACTTAAGACAACCTAAGGCTGCGTTGCTTTCGGCTTCCTGTTGCATTTTTGATCTCGCTTGCAGTCCGGTCGGGCTCAGGCCTGATCTTGGAGTAAAGAATGGCTGGTGAGAATTTATTGGCGAGACTAATAGCGCAAATCACAAAGACGGAAGGAAAGAAGGAGCTTCTTTCGCAATATGGTCCGCCTTTGCAGGGTGACATCCTTCACGACGGTCTTGTCGGGGCGGGGGAGACCTGGGGAGGCGTCCTGGGATCAGCCGCCGGGGCCGTGGGCGGAGAGGCGGCCGGTGATCCTCTTGGAGGATTGGCTGGCGCAGCTGCGCTGGCTCCGCCTGGCGCTCTCGCCGGAGCGTGGGCGGCTCATGGGGCCTATCGCGGGGGACAACTGGTACGAGATATTCTCTCGCACCCCGAGAATTGGACGGTTGATGCCGCCGGCGCCATCGTGCCGGCCACTCAGGATCAAGCGCCTGCCTCAGGCGCGAACAGCTTGGCTCGCGCCAAGCCTACGCCGTTAAGTGCGACGCATCCTTCGGCAGAAACCGGTTTGGCGAGCGGCAATGCTGTGCCTGCCGGCCCCGCTTCTTCAGTCCCCGTATCGCCGACGGCGTCTCCTCGGATGGGGCCGGGCCGCATAAAAAGCAATCTGGCCTCGCCAGGCGTCTTCTCGAGCGGTGCGTCCCCCGTTCCTCAACTCCGCCCGACTGAGCAAAATAAACCGGGTGGCCTCCTGGGCATGATGATTGACGGCGGCTACATCGATCCGACCAATCCGGATCCACCGCCGGCCGGTGGATTGGCCGGGCTCATCCAGGATTATTTGCGTCGCAGCCCCGACGCGTCCCGCTAATCGGTGCGCCGAACGATTTTCATTCGCAAAACCTCGCGGTGAGCTTTGAACATGATCAGTCTTTCGCCCGCAGTGGTGGCCACACCGGTGTCCGTTCCCGTCACGCACGACGTCGCGATCGCCACCACGCGCAAGCTGTCGCAGGCGAAGGTGGCGCGCTGCGCACTCCGTCGGCGACTGCAACTATTGCTGCCACGACGTCGTTACTAAGACCGAGGCGCGACTTTGCGGCCAAGAGCCAGTAAAGAGGATATCGTTGCGGGATGCGACGCGAGGCGCCTATTTCAAGCATGGGTTGCAGCAAAAGCAGGCGGGAAATTCGGCAGATGACGGGCAGCGGCATCGACTAAACGTCGCGGACCATTGACGAACGTTGAGGCGAGACGAATATTGGTTCAGATCGCGGCGTGCAACCCGGCGAAGTCGCCGACCAGGTTGCTGTTACTGGCGAGTTTATGGACGCTCGATGTGTATCATCTTCGATATCATGATCGGCTTTATCGGGCGCACGGTCGCGCGCCTGATCTTGCCGCTTCTTTCCTTAGGTAAGATATCCGTCCAGCCGCTATCTGCTCCGATGGATGCATTCAATGTTTTTGGCTACCGCCACGATAGCGACGGACGAATAGAGATAGAATCGACACTTGCGGGCTTTATCGGATTTCTTCTTTGTTTCGCGGCCTTTCTCATGATCGGTCTGCTCACGCACGCGGCTCTCTGACGCAACGCCAAAATCTAACTCGACGAGTCTCTTGCTGCGCGCCCGGCGCGTGCGGGCTGTGTCTGATCCGTTCGCTTCTCGCCTTCACCCTGCAACTTCAGCGCGATCTTGTTGCTTGTCAATGTTCTTATTTTGTTCTAGATGAGTGGTCGCGTAGCGCAGCAAAGCTGCCTGCGACTTCCTGCGGGGAAAGCCAATGGCCGCCGTATTCTTCGTTATAGGCGCGATCGCCTTGATCTGGTCGGCGGCTAAATACCAGATCATCTACCATTCGATCGTCGATTCGTTTCCACCGCAGTTTCGAGACGACCTCAGCTCCCGCTACGCGTTTCCCGTGCTGGTGCTCAGTCCTGCGACGCCATTGCCGTTGCAGGCCGAATACGTGAAGTCCATGTGGGGCTTCTGCGTTTTTTTTCTCTGTATGTCTCTTGGTTCTTTCGCGTCTCGGAATGCGGTTTTTGGCAGCCTCTTTCTGCTCGTCTTTGCCGGGGCTGTTTTCAAGGCCATCAAGTCCCGCAAGACGCTTCAGGAAAACTGCAATCGAGCAGACAACCGGGAAGATAGGGAGCATGTATGAAGTCGGGGACGTACGGTCGAGGAACATTTGGAACGCTCTGGGGCATCGGAGGTGGTCTCTACATAGACAGCCACGGGAGAATCTATCCGCAGGCTTACGGCGGGACACCTGGATTGAGTCTATCGGCAGGTTACACTCCAAATCTCGAAGGGCTTCTGACCGGAACGTCGGTTTCGGGGAGTCTTGGAAGCGGATCGTTCAGGTACAATCTCGGAACGAGTGGAAGTGCGACCGGTGTAGGTTTCGGGACGCCGGGGGCTGGCGTCACCTATGGTGTCGGCCCATTGGAAATGGCACAGGATTAAGCTCGGCCTTGGGTAACCCCGTCCATTCGCGATTCAGCAGCCGCAGCAGGGGTGCCGAGCCGATACAATGTCTGGGAATATGACTTTCCTGGATCGGCGTCCGATGAGAGCGGACCAACATCTTCCGCAAGTCCGGATCCGAACGAAGGTGGCGGTTCGGCTGCAGCCCAATCATCTGATAAGTCGAGCTCGATCAGTGGTCTCGCAAGTCGCACGTCGACGCCTGCCTCTTCAGCGCCCGCACCACCAGCAGCGTCGCCTCAGATTAGGCAAGGCCAGATGAACAGCGAGCAGCGGCCGGGTATCTTCGTTACGGGTGCTTCTCCGATTCCGCAGCTTCCATCGATGCCACGACAGAAGCCTGGCGGTCTTTTGGGCAGGATGATTGATGCCGGCTACATCGATTCCGATCTACCGCCGGCCGGTGGACTGGTCGGGCTTATCCAAGATCATCTGCGAAACAACCCTGCTATCAGCCGCTAGTTGAAGCCGCCGAACCAGTTTTCATTCGCAGCATCTCGCGACGAGTTTTTGGACATGGATATCTCACTGTCACCAACGCTGACGCCGTTGGCGCCGCTTCCTGTTACCCACGACGTCACCATCGTCACCACGCGCAAGCTTTCGCAGGCGAAGGTGATGGGTGTGCCGCCGGAAGAGTTCGGCATCGAGCGCGGTGCGCGCTCGATTCGCGACTGCAACTATTGCTTCCATGAGGTCGTAACCAAGACCGAGGCGCAACTGATCGCCGAGGGTTTTGACGAGGACCAGATCTCTTCGCTCACCGAATATACGGGGCTGACGGAGATCGAGACACTCGCCCGCGACACGGTCGAGGAGCACTTTTCGGTCAATGCCGGCGGGCTCAACTCCGCGGCACGGCTGGTCCGCATCACCGAGCATTATGTGCGGATGGACTATGAGGGCAATGGCCGTCCCTGTCTCTACCAGGTGATCACCGGCGGCGACCAGGGCGACATCCTGCGCAAGGACGGCAAGCAGTGCATCACGCCGTTCGATGTGATGCCGTTTGCCGCGACCACGCCGGTCCCGGTCACGCACCGTTTCTTCGGCCGCTCGATTGCCGATCTCGTGATGCCGCTGCAACGGGAGAAGACGGCACTGAAGCGCAACGCGCTGGACAACCTCTACCTCCACAACAATCCCCGCGTCGAGGTCGCCGAGCAGAATGCCGGTCCGAACACGCTCGACGATCTCCTGGTGTCGCGCCCCGGCGGGGTGGTGCGCACCAAGACGCCGGGTGGGCTGAACTGGCAGGTCGTGCCTGACATCACGTCTTCCATCTATCCGATGCTGCAATATCTCGACGCCGAGCTGGAGACCCGCACCGGCCTCTCCAAGCAAGCCCAGGGCATCGATGCCAATGCGCTGCAGAACCAGTCGGCGACCGCGGTCGCGCAGGTGTTTTCGGCCTCGCAAATGCGGATCAAGCTGATCGCGCGGATCATGGCCGAGGGCGTGCGCGACATCTTCGCGCTGCTGCACGGCACGATCCGCAAGCATGGCCAGCAGCAACAGACGGTGCGCCTGCGCAACGCCTGGATCAATGTCGATCCGCGCAACTGGAAGACCCGCGATGACATGACCATCAATGTCGGCCTCGGCAGCGGCGGCAAAGCTCAGCAATTTGCTCAAACCATGGCGATCGCCAATGTCCAGAAGGAGCTGGTCGCCGCCGGCAAGATCAATCTGGTCAGTGATCGCGAACTCTACAACACCGCAGCGGAGCTGACGCGGATCATGGGACACAAAAGTCCCGATCTGTTCTTCAACGATCCCGCGGCGATCAATCCGCAGACCGGACAGCTCTTGCATCCGTTGCCGGCACCGCCCCAGCCGCCACCGCCGCCTCCTGACCCCAAACTGCTGGCGGCGCAGGCGAGGGCGCAGCTCGACCAGGCTACTGCCATTCACAAGGCGCAGCTCGACCGGCAGCAGGCGCAGAACGATACGATCCATCAGCAGGTTAAAATCCAGGCCGAGATCGAGCTCGCGAAGATGAAAGCCGGCCTCGATGCCAAGCTTTCGCTCTTGGACGCGCATCTAAAAGCTGTGAGCGAGGCGCAGAAGATTCAGCATGCGCGGGAGCACCACCGCATGGATATCGCCGAGACCGCGGCCGGCTTGGCGGCCAGCGCTCCCAGCCATCAGGCAAAACGGCACCACTGGATCGATGGAGCGGAGTAATCCAATGACTGATGAAAGCCGGCTGCGCGAGGCGGCCGCTAAGGCCGCACGAGCGCAGGAGCTACTTGATAACGAGCTTCTTGCCGACGCGTTTGAAAGCTTGGAGAAGACCTACATCGCAGCGTGGCGTGTCACGACCATCGACGATTCGGCAGGAAGGGAGAAGCTGTTTGTCGCCATCAATATCATTGGCAAAGTGCGTGATCATCTTGCAAGCGTCGTTGCCAATGGCAGGCTGGCCGAGGCCGAATTGAAGGAGCTTGCGTATTTAGCGGAAAGGAAGCGAAGGTTCGGGATATTGTGAATATTTTGTTGCAGCCGACGCAACCAGGGCGCGTTCTAGGAGCACCGTATGATGTGGCTTAAATGCTTTGCGATCGTCGCCATCGTCGGCGCGGTGCTTGGGCCGTGCGGACTGGAGTTTTTTTATTTTCTCTATCCGCCGATTGCGGATTGGTGCGATTGGGTCGGCGGTCTCTGCCTGGTTCCTGTATTGCTCCTTTCGCTCGGAGCGTTGATCAAGCTTCGTTGGAAATGGATCACGATCTTCGCTGTCGCCTGGGGGTTGATACTCCTTCCCGTGCTCGGATTTGTTGCGCCCTTTGCATGGTTAAGTCACCAGGGCTTTCATACCCACACGCTCCTGGATCAGAACTATCTCTCCAGATGTCGCCTGATCGATGTTGTCGAAGATGGCAAGACACAGAAAGTCGGCTTCTGCGAACACTTTGATCACCTCGAGATCTGCGACTTTATCATGTATGACACGACGGGACAGTTCGTTCTGCCTGCTTCGCGGAGAACGCCGGAATGGAAGCAGGCGATTGCGGCAGTTGCTGCGAATTCGCTGGTCTCGCCCGACGACGATGCCCTGCATCTGTTCGGAAGCTTCTATCTGGTCATAACCATCAGCGGTCCCGGGTGCTTAGGGTGATCGTCCGTCGCGCATAAGTTCGATCTCTGATCGAGAGTGGCGCCCGCTGCAAGTCGTCCTCTGCTGTGTGTCTTTATCCCCGAAGGGGGCTCCCCCAATTCGGGGTTGAGGCCTACCTCAACTCATTTCGACAGGAGCAGCGATTTGGCTGATCCGACTTTCTATGCCGCCGCGCAAGATCCGACCGCGAAAGGCAGTGTCAAAATAAGCGGCTACGTTCCCTCAAGATTTCTGATGCGCAACGGAGCATACGTTATGGACCCGGTTCCGGGCGCATCGCAGAAGGCCTTTCTCTTTTCCGATGGCTCAGGCAATAACAGAACGGACGGGAGGCTAGCCAATCCTAACAATTATCTGATCGTACCTGCGAATTATAGCGAGCGGCAAGCGAGGAATTTCGCGGCTAAGGTGGCGATGGTTCACGGACTTCTAGGGCCTAGCGCGATGCTTGGGATGATGGCGAATGCATTTTGGCTAGGCGGATCTCAAGACCTGCAGCGCAATCCAGGTTGGGGCACCCCACCAAAATCTTTCGTGCCGGCCTACACAAGCGCTGCCTCGGACCATTTCGGGTACGTCACGGCAGCCGCAGGCTTGCCGCGCGCATTGGCGGACAGCGGCGGAGGCGCTCACAATCTATATAGCTGGGCGCGAAACAAAGCGGCCGGTCTGGTAAATGGGGCGGGTAGCTCACATCCAATTCATATCGAGGGAAAGCTTGGCCTATCGAAGATCAACGAGGCCAACATCGCCCAAGGATTTGCCGCTGGTCTGGAAGCCGGTATGGCTCGTTCACCGTTCAATGACTCCGGTTACAACGCGCAATCCTCGGAAGCGCCCGGCCAAATCGGCGATGGTCATGGCATCGCGCCTTTCTCCGCTGGGCTAGCCGGCATCAATCCCGACCAGCCGGCGCCGCCGGACTGGCCGCCGCAGCAGCACACCCAGGTCAGGTATCTCAGCTCGCAGTGCGTCCGATATTGATCGCGCTTCAAATGTAACCGAAGGGCTTCGTCGTGCAGCGAAGAATACGAGCTGGCTGCGCCCTTATCCGGCCACGTGGCCCGAAATCTCTCTGCATATCTTGCGGAACGGAAGCGAGGGTTCAGGATACTATAAGGTCCGCGGAACGACGCACAACCAGAACGGTAGTTGACCGTGTTCATGCATTGTTCTAGAAGCCCGTGAGATGCATTAGGTGAGTTCATGAGTCCGACTGGATCGTGGGAGGGACAGAGCATCACCTGGTCAAAGCGTATCCTGATCTTCCTTGCTTTGTTCGGGTTGTACGGCGGAGACTTCTTTTATTTTCTCGTTCCGCCCCTCGGGTATTGGTTGCCGATAATCACGCTTGTGCTCGCGATGCCTTTGGCGTTCGTTTTCCTGGCAGCTATATTCAAGCGCCGCTGGAAGTTGGCAACGGTGTTCGCGTTGGCCTGGGCGCTGGTCGGCATTCACTTCGCCGGATCTCGGGCTGCTTCGGAGTGGGTGCGTGTCCAAGGCTTTCGTTTGCACACACTGCTGGTTCGGGATTATTCGTCCGGGTGCGATTTGACCGAATTCGTTGAGAATGGCGTCAAGCAATCCACCGGCACGTGCGAAGGCTTTGATCGCGGAAATTATTTCGACGTTATTGTCTACGACACCACGGGCGAGTTCGTATTGCCTGCTGCGCAAAGAACACCAGCCTGGAAGCAGGCGATGGCGACGACGATTTCGAGGGTTGTTGTGTCAGAAGAAGACCGCGCTTCTCATCTGTTCGGGAACTTCTATCACGTCTACGTACGATCTGAGGAACTCTTAGTGGCGATAGGCCTCTCAAGCCGGATTTCCGGCCAGCAACTGTAGGATCGGCCAACGACCGAGCACCTTGATCTCGGCTACCCGGCCTGTAGTTGCCCATAACCGAACATCCTCAGGCCGGTCGAGATTGCTCGCCGGCCCGGGCCGTTTGTTGACGTTCGCTCATCTCAATTGAAGGAGCCGCGATTTTGTCCGATCCGATCTTCTATGTTCGCGCTCAGGTCCGCAACGATCCCCGCAAAGTAAATGGCTAGCGGGCCTACCGCGGGCACTTGCGGAGTTCGGGGGCGGCATACACAATCTCTTCAACAAGCATGTTGTTGGGGCGAACGTTGATACGAGCGGAAAGTTCGGGCTATCGAAGATCAACGAGGCCAATATTGCTCGAGGCTATGCCGCGGGTCTAGACGCCGGCAACTCCCCTTCACCGTTCAATGACTACGGCTACAACGCGCAACCTTCGGAAACGCCCGGCCAAATCGGCGATGGTCGTGGCATCGCGCCTTTCTCCGCTGGGCTAGCCGGCATCAATCCCGACGAGCCGGCACTCCCGACTTGGCCGCCGCAGCAGACCAGCCAGATTAGATATCTCAGCTCGCAGCGCGCCCAATATTGACGCAGTTTGTTGCTGGTCATGCTCGCGATACAACCAAAGGGAGAGTTGACGGCAGAGCGGAAGCGGCGGTTCGGGATCCTGTGATTTTTCCGGACGGCGATGCAACCAAAACGCGAGTTGACATAGTTCTTGGTCTGTTCTAGATGATCCATAAGTTTGCGCGCACGCCGCAAACTCATGATAGCGGGCTGATCTTCCATGAAATTTCTCGATCGTATTTCGCTGGCTGGGTTGATGCTGTTGATCTCCAACAGCTCATACGGTGCTCAGGCCACAATGACTTGGGAAGACGGGGCATTGTGCCAATTCGAACTCAAGTTCGACCCAACGAAATATGACCGCGAGAGGCTAAAGAACACGATCGACGCCGCCTACGGAGACGATTTTTTCAGCATTCCATCTCCGGCCATGGCCATCGATCGGGATGGCCGGATCACATCGCAGATTACGGAATTCCAGCAGGCATGTGATCGTAAGAGAGACGCTGTGGCCAACCTGCCGCTTCTTGAACTTCCCGGAGCCGAGGAGGCGCGAAAGCTCAGTCTTGAGCAACTGGAAGAGACCTGCAGATTCGATGTGCTTGAGGCGCGTGCTGCATTGGGAGATCCGGCAGCGCTCCGCCAGTTTGCGCCATCGGCTGCACAATGCTCCTCGTACATCGACGCGTTGGAAGGAAAGACCGACCTTCGCGCCGTATGGCGCAACATGGTCGAATCCCGCTGTCGTGACAATAGTAGGCCGGATGTCTGCAAGGCCAATTTTTTTTCAGCCGAGACGAGGCCGAACGCTGAAGCGCGAATTAAAGCGGACGTTCTGACATATGGTTGGGGCAATTGCACAACACGCTATCTGAAAACGGCGGACGTGCAGAAAGAGTCGTCGATCCGGGCGAAACTCGAAAAGGGGCTCCGGCGGCTGTTCAAAATCAAAGCCTACCCTTGTAGCGATTAGCTCGGCCGGGCGGCCGTTCTTGATCGGAATTGCGTCGCCATTGCATTTCAAGTCCTCGTCAGTTTTTGCTTCTCGCTGAGCCGGCATTGCAGATCGTGTAATGCGCTGAAGTGTGAATCCTCGCCTCATGCTTGCCGTGGGGCAGTCAAGCCTCAAATGGTGCATTTCCTGTCGTCGATCTTCTCAAATCGATGACAGCGATCGCTCGCGCCGAGTCCTCGCGAACTGCTCATTTCGGCCAATCGATGACTTCCGCTGAACAGCTCTCCTGGGCTAGACCGTTCTCGATTGGAATAATCAAAGGAATAAGAAAATGGCAACCGATCCAATAATCCAAGGGCTTATCGATCTGTTCGAGCCGCCAGAAGACGGCCATGCGGCGCTGCCGTCGAGTGCCTTCGGTGCGTCTCGGAGCAAGGGTACAAATCCGCACGTCGGCTTTGATGTTAGCCGCGGCCGGGGCGTGCTGCCCCACGGCCGAGTCAATTCACCTGTCTACGGCAAGATAAAGGAAATTCAATCGAAGCTCGGTCGCATTGTAATCGAGGAACGGTACCCCGGCACTAATACGCGGACAGGCTATGACGTTGAGATACTGCACACACAAAGCCAGATGGTGAAAGCCGGGGATACGGTTGTACCGATGCAGCAAATAGGTACGCAGGGCGATGTCGGCGCGCCCGGCGCATTCCACGCGCACATACAAGTGTTCCATGGCGATAGAACGCCGCTCAATCCACTGAGGCACCTGTTCGAGTATCACCATCCTGGCGCGCCGGTGCCGCCTCTGCCTGAGTTTGAACCGCTGCAAGTGCCGCCGCGCGTGAAGGGTGGCTCGGCGTTGCAGCCCGACACGCCGCGGCCGCCGGTGCCGGGCGCTGTACCGACACCGGACAATCCGCCTCTGGCGACCGCACCAGCGCCGCGAATTCCGAAGGACCAGCCGCGCAATCCTGGGCCGCCACTCGACATACGGCCTCCCGCTCAATCGCGTTCGCCCGTCGCTCCAGCGCCGACACCCAGCCCAAGCTTGCCGCCGTCGTCCTTTGGTCGCGAAGGCTCGGCGAGCAATCCACCCAACTTTGTGGATCGCTGGAATGCGCCGGCGCCGGCACCGTCGTCTCCTGGCATCGGTGGTTTCGCTCCACCTGGCCAGGCGAATAGCTTCAATGATCGGTTCGGCAATTGGAAATCCGACGCGCCGGATGGCTCCGTCTCCTCGCCTGCGCCCGAAGGGAGACCGGGAGGATTACCGGGCATGATCATGGATTACCTTCAACCCCAGGGGGAGCGGGCCGCCAGACGCTCCCAGGCGCAGCCGACCGGGTTGCCTTCACAACCAGGTACGCTTGGAGGGGCGGTTGATAGTCAACCGGACCAGCAGCAAGCCTCTGCTATGGCTCGTCCCGGTCTGTTCGCATCGTCGTTTCTTGGCGGCAAGCAAAATGGTTCAGGCGGTCTTGCCGGCTTATTCGGCTCTAATCCCGTCGGTCGAATGCCACCCGGAAGATTGCCGCGACCGGAGACATTGTTCAGGCCACTGCCGTTCATGAGCGGTTCGCTTCCCGACAAGCCGCCGCTCGTCCTGGCTCGGCCGGATGTTCGGTTTCCCCTCGAGGCGTTGCTTGCGCCCGATCGCGACAAGGCCTTGGACGAGTGGAGCTCGGCGCGACCGCCTCGTCAAGCCGTTCCGCGCGCGCCTGCGCCAGACAGCGGAGGATCCATCGCCGATTTGATCATGAATTATATTCGATCGCAAAAGGCGCAGGACGCCGATCAGTCGCAACGGCCTGCGTTCAATACCGATGCGGCCCCGATGCCGCCCATCTCGTCCTATGTCGTTCCCTCAACCGATGGAGAGGACGTGTCCGACGACCCGCGCGGGCGCGCGTCTATCCGGCGGCTGTCGCGCTTCGCGGCGTTGTGACCTATCGGCAACCTGCATTCCCGCGCTAGCCTTATTCGAAGCGTTTGGTCCCCGTACCACTTGCCACAACCGTTTCGTTCGCTGGCCGCGGGCTGGTGTCTGGAGTCGATGCAACCGAGGCGAGAGTTGACAACGCTCCCTGTTTGCTCTGGTAATTGAATTGGGCGCGGTAGCCTGTGACTGATGGATTGTTCCAGGAGCATCGGATGACGTGGCCCAGGCGTATTGCAATTGTCGTCATCGTTGGTGCGGTGCTTGGTCCCTGCGGACTGGAGTTTTTCTATTTTCTCTATCCGCCAATCGCGGATTGGTCCGATTGGGCCGGCGCTCTCTGCCTGGCTCCGCCATTGCTCCTTTCGCTCGGGGCGTTGATCAAGCTTCGGTGGGAATGGATCGCGATCTTCGCTGTCGCCTGGAGTTTGATATTTCTTCCCGCCCTTGGAGTTGTTGCGCCCTTTGAATGGCTCAGCCACCAGGGCTTTCATATCCGCACGCTCCTGGATCAGAACTATCTCTCGAAATGTCGCCTGATCGACTTTGCTGAAAATGGCAAGGCACAGAAAGTCGGCTTCTGCGAGCATTTTGATCACCTCGAGATCTGCGACTTCATCATGTACGACACGACGGGACAATTCGTTCTGCCTGCTTCGCGAAGAACGCCGGAATGGAAGCGGGCGATTGCGGTAGTTGCCGCGAACTCGCTGGTCTCGCCCGACGACGATGCCGTTCATCTATTCGAAAACTTTTATCGGGTCATAACCCTCAGCGGTCCCGGGTGCTCAGCGTGATCGTCCGGCGGGGATGACTTCGATCTCCGATCGAGACTGGCATCCGTTGCCTGCCGTCCTGCTGTCCTTATCCCCCGAAAGCCGCTCAGCCCAATTCGGAGCTATGGCTATACCTCAGCTCATTTCCACAGGAGCAGCTATTTGGTTGGTTGTGCATGCGAAATATAGCGAACACTGGTCGGCCGCCTTCACCATTTAAAGACTACGGTTACAACGCTCAAGCTACACAGACGCCCCGCCAGATCGGTCAGGGTCGTGGCATCTCGCCGTGCTCCGCCGGATTGGCCGGCATCAATCCCGAAGCGCCGGCGTTCCCGACTTGGCCGCCGCAGCAGAAAAGCCAGGTTAGATATCTCAGCTCGCAGCGTACGCGATTTTGACCCAGCTTGTTGCTGGTCATGCTCGCGATACAACCAAAGGGAGAATTGACGGTGTTCGCTATTTGTTCTAGGAATGGTGCGCGCCTCTCGCGGGAGTCATTTGGCTTGTCAACCCCGGGGCAGAGTCCTGCGCAGCATTAGAGAATGCCGTAATGAAAATCTGCTCGCGAATCGGGACGACAACTCGTGCTTGTCGAGCCTGGCGTATCTCTTCCATCTTTCTCACCTACTCGCTGTTGATTTTGCCGAGTCCTGGTAACGCACAGGGCGCTGGCGCAAAGCCGCTCGCCCAATCCGACGCTGCTCCAACTCTGGAATCGCTTTCGCACACCGCCTTGCCTCACAGCCTGTTCAAGGCCTGGTGCGGGGAGAAGGGTAGGTTTCTTCTTGATGTGAACGGTCAGCTTGAGGCCTATGACGATGGCGTCAAGTCCGCGACCATCGCGGTGTCGTCCTCAGCGCCAGTCCAATGCGGCCTCGATGGCCACCAACTGGTCTATGTCGACACGGGGATGGGATACATCACAAAGGTCGATATCGGGAGCGGGGCTTCCCGGCTGCTGGCGACTTATAAGCCTGATGAACGGACCGGGAGCGGTCCTGTCATGTCTCCCGATTTCAAAAGTGTTGCGAGTGATCGAGTTTTGCAGCTCGCTGCCGAAGTGAGAAAATTGAAAGTCGTTCGCGTAGATCCTCGCGATGAGGTGCATCAGATCAAGTGGAGCGAGGATTCTTCGAAGCTGTTCGTCGCTTATTTCGCGGCGATAGAAGTTTTTGATGCAACGGGCAGGAAGATTGGTTCGGGACGACTGCCGGAAGGTTCATACTACCAGGATGGGTGGTTCGCGGCAGATCAGCAGGCGCTAATTCTGTTTCTCGGCGTGAAGAAGAAAAAATTCCGGGATACTGTCATTAAGTGCCGCATTGCGGATTGGACCTGCGTTCGTCTGAGGTCTCGTGTTGACGATGTCTCGGTCGGCGGCCGAGGAATAATTGGAACGGTAAGCCCTTTGGGTAAACCGCCGGCGCTAGGTGAGGAAGATGACGATTCGCCGATCGCCTTCGACAAATATTCAGTCGAACTCCGCGATGGCGCAGCGCGCCTCCTTGCACAACAGACGTTTCTGACGGCGAACGGCACCTCCGGCTACGAGATCACCGTCGCCCCATCGGGGATGAAGGCCATCCTCACCTGGCGCGCAAACAGAGCCGCAGACTGCGGGACCTCGGCAGGGACATCGTCCGGGTGCTTGCAGGGAATGCTGATTGACTTATCAAAGGTGCTTAAATGAACGAGCCGTATAACCCCGGTAGGCCCTTCCGCCTGACGTCTCGATATGGTCCGCGCATCCACCCGGTAACAGACAAGGAGACATTTCACGCCGGACAGGATTTCGCCGCTCCGGCAGGTACGCCGATTCAAGCGGCGACGCCGGGAAGGGTCGTTTACTCAGGCTTCAACGACAAATTTGGTAACACGGTCATCGTGCAGACCACCGATGGTTACAGCCTATACGCCCATATGAAGGATGGTGCTCCCAGGGCTCAGCTCAATCAGGAGATTTGGCCGGGGGATGTTATTGGTCAGGTCGGCAGCACCGGCGAATATGCCCGAGGAAATCATTTGCACTATTCCATTATCAAGCGCGGGGAGGCGGTCAACAACACAAACGAAGGCGGCAGGATCGGGATCGGTGTCGATCGGGATCGCACGGTCGATCCCGCCACATTCGATAACTCGGTTCCCTATATGAGGGAGCCTTTGGGCGCCGCCGGACAGATGTACAGCGGGGTTGCTTTCACAATCAGACGCGTTTGGAGGGATGTGGGCCGGACAACCCGGCCAGCAGCAGGTCTCTGCCATAACCGCTCACCCAAGTTCATTTGCTTCGCCGCTTCCGGGCGTTACGCAAAATGTGCCGGGTGGTCGCACAGGCTTGTTCGGCCCTTCCGGACATTCGGATCTCGTAGATCGAATGCAGCCTGGACGAGTGCCACGACCGGAGACATTGGCTAAGCCGATGCCGTTCATAAGCGGCTCGCTTCCCGACAAGCCGTTGCCTTATTGGTCCCAACTGGATGCTCCGTTTCCGCTTGAGGCCTTGCTTGCGCCCGATCGCGACGCCGCCTTGAGAGACTGGAGCGCGGTGCGGCCGCGCCGTCCGGCCGCTCCGGTAGCGCCTATTGCGCCGAAGGCCAGGCGATCCGCAACCGATCAGATCATGAATTATCTTCGGTTGCTAAATGCACAGGATGCCGATCGCTCGCGAGCGCCCTCCTTCGTCACCGATGCGGTCTCGATGCCTCTTGTCCCTTCGAATGACGCAATCTCGACCGGCGCAGAGGACGACGTTGACGACCCGCGTCAGGATCGTGCGTCCATCCGATGGCTAACCAGGCTCCAGATGCTGTGATGCGTCGATAGTTCGTGATTTCTTTATAGCCTCGTTCTCTACATCCACGCCGACCCTGCGCGCATAGCGCCGGCGCCCGGCGAAGACGTCTCGCTAAGACTGCGAACCGGAAGCAACGCCTCCGCGCCATCGCACGACCGAGATCTGAAACACAATCCGATCCGACCTGCGCCTTGAGTGCATCGTGGACACGCTGCCCATACGGCTGCGCATCCCATCATGCGCGGGTGTTACAAGGAACCATTCATGTCTCTACCGACTTCCACCTTTGCCACCTACCAGGCCGTGGGCAATCGCGAAGACCTGAGCGATATGATCTATCGCATCGATCCGGTCGATACGCCCTTCATGAGCGCCGCCGAGAAAGAGAAGGCGACCGCTGTCAATCACGAATGGCAGACCCAGGCCTTGGCGCCTGCCTCTTCTTCGAACGCTCAGCTCGAAGGCGACGATCCCACCACCAACGTCACCACGCCGACCGTCCGCCTCGGCAATCTCTGCCAGATCTCCTACAAGGTCGCCGCCGTTTCGGGTACCCAGCAGGCTGTCGAGCATGCCGGCCGCGACAATGAGCTCGCCTATCAGGAGATGCTCAAGGGTCTCGAGCTCAAGCGCGACATCGAGACCATTGTCGTCGGCACCAATCAGGCGAAGAACGCCGGCAGCACGACCACGCCGCGCTTTACGGCCTCGATCCTGTCGTGGATCATGTCCAACACTTCCAAGAGCACGTCCGGCTCGCCCTCCGATCCGGCGGCGGCCGACGGCACCGGCACGCGCACCGACGGCGCCCAGATCGCCTTCACCGAGGCGCGGCTGAAGTCGGTGCTGTCCTCGATCTGGACTAACGGCGGCAAGCCGGGCGTCATCATGACCGGCGCTTTCAACAAGCAGGTGTTCTCCACCTTCACCGGGCGAGCAAGTGCGATCGAAGATGCGAAATCCAAAAAGATAGTGGCCTCGGTGGACGCCTATGAGTCGGACTTCGGCAAGCTGAAGGTGGTGGCCAACCGCTTCCAGCGCCCGCGCGACGTGCTGGTGCTGGAGACCGACAAATGGGCCGTTGCGTACCTCAACGGACGCAACATGATCTCGATCCCGCTTGCCAAGACCGGGGACTCCGACCGGCGCGAGATCCTCGCCGAATATGCCTTGGTCGCGCGCAATGAGAAATCGAGCGGCGGCATCTTCGACAACACCACCTCCTGATCGCCTCGATCCTCATTCCATCCACATCAGGGGCGGCCTTCGGGGCGCCTCTTTTCTCTTGGAGACCTGGATGTCCCTTCCAAACAATCACACCCTCAATACCATCGACCTCACCGCCTATACGCCATCATGCGGCGCCTCTCCGGTGGCGGCCTATATTCGTGCGCCTTTTCGCTGCCAGCTCCTGAAAACGACTGGCATTCTCGGCGGCGCCATCACGACGACTGATGGCACCGTCACGGTATCGGCAAAGACCAAGACGCTTGCGACATTCGCGGTGCCGCAGGCTGGCGCCGCCGCCGGCGTGCTGTTCTCGACGGTACCGCCTTCTCCGTCTTATCTGAACGAGGATGACGTGATCGTGCTCGCACCCTCGGGCGGAGGCGGCGCGAATATTCCGATGCATTTCTCGATTACGGTGAGGGCGAGCTGAGATGGGCATTCGATATCTAGGCACCGGCCGCCTTGGGACGACGCAGAGCGTCGCCTACTCGGGAACCGCGGGCAGGACCGCAAATCCGATCGGCTCCCAGACGTACATGGTGCGCGTGCTATGCACCACCGATGCATTTGTCCGGATCGATGACAATCCGACTGCGACGACATCGGATGCGTTGCTGCCGGCCGGCGCGCCCGAATACTTCACGATCACCCCCGGCATGAGGGTGTCCGCGGTGCAACTCGCATCCGGCGGCGTGATGTACGTGACTGAGGTTTCATAATGTCTTTCGGTCGCATCGGCGCGCTTGGTCGCAGCTTCGGCAAGAGGGCGCATGGATCGGATCACTCATTAAGCTTTGCTGATGCCAGGAACTCGCAATCATGGTGCGTTGACAGATGATGAAAGATGAAAAGCCCACCGGTGACACGTTCGATGACGGTGGCAGAGCGGTTCAGGGCGAAGCCGATTTTTCGAGCGCTGCCGACGGCTTCAACTATGTTGGCGCAGGCCCGGAGGCCGTGTCGTGAGCGGCGTTCATTTGCGACCTCATTTCGATAGCGACGGCAAAAGCCTGGCGATCGAACACAGTCAGGACTGCGCCCCCATTCTTGAATGGAACCGCGAGGCGCGGCGGGACGAGCAGCACGGCGAGTGGGGCCGCCATGTCGCCCGTATTCCCAACGTCATCTACGTCAAATGGCTCCACGAGGAGCACGCCAGGGGCAATATCGCTTTGCGTCTCTTTTCGGCTGAGTTCGACCAGATCGTGCAGAGAAAGCTTCGCGATCCCGAATGGGCCTATTTGCGAACGGACCGGCCGAGATTGCAGGCCGGTTGGACTGCGGGGATAGCGTGACCGAAATCGTGGACAATGAATCGCTGCAGGCAGCGATCACCGAATATCTGGCACGAGACCAGGACAGCACCCTGATTGCCCGGATTCCGACATTCATCCAGTTGGCGGAGGCGAAGTTCAATCGGCAGCTGTTCGTTCGCCAGATGGAGCAGCGCGCGATTGCCGTGGTCGATCTCAATTCGAGCGAGCCGGAATTCATTGCACTACCTGCCGACTTCCAATCCATGCGCAGGGTGAGGCTCTCGAGCGTGACCGGAAAGCCTTGTCTCGAGTTCAGGTCAGGTGCGCAGATGGACGAGTATCGCTTTGCGACGTCGGATATAGCCGCGCGGCCACGCTACTTCACGGTCTTCGGCGGCGAGATCGAGCTCGCGCCGACACCTGACGCGTCCTACACGGTCGAGATGATCTATCGGCAGAATATTCCGCCGTTGGCATCGAACCCAACAAACTGGCTGCTGTCGATGGCGCCCGATCTCTATCTTTACGGAGCCCTGCTTGAAACAGCACCCTACCTCAAGGAGGACGCCCGAATTCAGACCTGGGGGCTCGGATTTACTTCTGCGCTCGCGGATCTGAACAATCTCGGGTTGACGTCGACGTTCAATGCAGGGCCGATGACGGTGAGGCCGTCCGGAAAGGTTTGGTAGCATGGCAACCTTCAACAAGTTCAACTCCTTCGTGTCCGACCTTGCGCAGAAGATCCACAACCTCAATTCCGATGCGCTGAAGGTCCTGCTCACCAACACGGCGCCGGTTGCGACGAACACGATCAAAAGCAGCATCACCGAAATCGCGACGGGAAACGGCTACACCGCGGGCGGCGTGGCGGCCGCTTTCGTATCGGGGACCGACACGGCCGGAACCTACAGATTGATCCTTTCTCCAGTTGCCTGGACGGCTTCCGGAGGCTCGATCGGGCCATTCGAGTGGGCTGTTCTCTATAATTCGAGTGCTGCGAACGGCAATCTGATCGGCTGGTGGGACTACGGCACCGCCATCACCTTGACCAACGGCAACACCTTCACGGTGGCGCTCGATCAAACCAACGGTGTTCTGACGTTACAGTGACATGGCAGCATTCCTTGACCTTTGCCGGTTTGTACCGACCGACGGCGGCACCACTTCCTGGACTTACTCCAGCGTGGTTGGCGGCTGCCAAAGCCCGGATCAGGCCGGCGCCGTGAGCGGCACAAATTACAAGATTTACGCCGTCAGCTCGGATTTGACGCAGTGGGAGTTGTCGGAGGGCGCCTACAACTCTTCGACCAAGACCTTTGCGCGAACCACTGTTCTCGCCAATTCGGCGGGCAGCGGCACGAAGCAGGGCGGCACCGGAACGCTGATCAATTTTGGCGCCGTCCCGAATGTTGCCGTCGTCGGCGTCAAGGAGGATTTGATTTCGGTCGAAGAGGCGAACAACTTCACGACGGTTCAACAGCTCCAGGCTCGCACCAACCTCGGCATGTCCAGCGAGGTCGGCAAAATCGAATGGTGGCCGTGCTCTGACGTGCCAGCCGGGCGTCTCCGGGCAGACGGAGGGAGCTATTTGCGCGCCACCTACCCGGACCTCTCAAACTTCCTGATCAAGACTGGCGCCGCGACTTTCACCAACGGCTCCCCCAACCTCGGCATGGTGAGCCATGGCCGCTCCGTCAACGATCCGGTCAAGCTCTTCACCACGGGCATACTGCCAACGAATTTCACGGCGGGCACGCACGGCCTCGTGACCGCCGGGACGGTCTACTACGTTAAGAGCGTGGTTGACGCGAATACGGTGACACTCACGGCGTCACCCGGTGGTGCCGCGATCAGCGCCGGCTCGGCGGGATCCGGCACGCATAGTTGGGTTTGCGCGCCCCACGGCGACGGCGACGGCTCAACCACGTTCACGGTGCCAGACTATCGCGGCGAGTTCTTGCGCGGCTTGGACAACGGGGCCGGCGTCGACACAAACCGCTCCGCTGGTTCGGTGCAGCTCGACGCGATGCAGGGACACATTCACAGCAGCACGGTCCAAGCTGTGTCACCGTCCGGTGGTGGTTGGAACATCACGGGTGGTGGTGGCGGGTTCTTCGCGGGACCACTTACGCTATCGACTGGCGGGCCTCAAGGCGACGGCACCAATGGCCCGCCGCGCACCACTAGTGAAACGCGCCCACGTAATGTCGCAGCTCTCGTGACGATCAGATACACGGCCTAGCAGATGTCGCTTCTCGGCTTTGACGCAATCGGCCGGTGGGCCCTCGGACAGCTCCCGGCAAAGGGCAACGAAGCGCTGATTGCCAACGCGGGCAGCTTTGCCGAAACCGGCGAAATCACATCATTCTCAGTTTCACTTGATGAGCCTCCGGGTGCGTTGGCGTTCATGCCAATTGCCGGAAGTTTCGCCGTCAAGGAGGTGTCGGCGGCGGGCGGCTATGCCTATGCTGGCGTCGTCGGAAACTTCAGGATTTCCACGGCAGCGGGCGGCCGCGGTTACACGCTCAGCGGAGTAGCCTCTGTCGATTTCATTGGCCAAGCCGCAACGGTTGCCGGCAAATTTGGTGCGGGCGGTCTCGCGGCAACATTAAGCCTGAGTCTTGCTTCGCCGGCCGGTGCCTATGCGGTTGTTAGCATCGCGGCGATATTCACGCGGGACTTCATCAATTGGTTGCCGCTGACGATTGAGGGCGACGTTTGGGATATGGAAACCGCGGCGGCATCGAGCTGGAGCGCGGCGAGCGCCCCTGCCGTCTCATGGACCAATAGCAGCACGCCGTCGTCTTCATGGTCTGGACTTACGCCGCCCTCCAGCCCGTGGTCGATTGATCCCACACAAACGATACCGCCTCCGACGTCCGACTGACCCCCGTTACCCGGCCCTGTGACTGCGCGCCCAGACGTGAGCCGTCCGGGCCAGCATTGCCATGGATTCGTGAACACATGCCTTTGCTTCCATACGCCGAATACAAGCCCGATGTCAGCGACTATGAGGGCACGGCGACCAAGAACATCCTCAACGTGGTTCCTCGCGGCGACGGTTACGGACCTTTTCCGTCGTTCTCCGCCTACACGTCAGCGCTGCCTTCGACCTGTCGCGGCGCCTTTTATGCCCTGAAGTCGGATGGGACGGTGATCACCTTTGCCGGAACCGACAACAAGCTCTACAAGCTCAACAACACGGATTACGGCTGGGCCGATGTCTCGAGTGGCGGATCCTCTTACTCCGCTCTCTCTTCCAGTGCGCAATGGCAATTCGCACAGACCGGAAATCTGGTGTTCGCAACGCAAGCCAATGCGCCGCTGCAGGTGTTCGATCTTACTGCATCAAATGCCTTTGCGAATGCGCAGGGTTTGCCGCCGCAGGCCGCCTATATCAGCGTCGTCGGCCGCTTCCTGGTGCTTTCCGGTTTGCTCTCGACGCCTTATCGCATCCAGTGGTGCGGGCTGAACAATTTCAATTCGTCGACCTCCTGGGACAACCTCACGGCTGGCGCCGACTTTCAGGATTTTCCCGATGGAGGGATTGTCCGAGGCGTTGCCGGCGGCGAAGCCGGCATCATCTTTCAGGACCTGGCGATCCGGCGCATGTCCTACGTGCCGGGCTCGCCGATCATTTTCCAGATCGATCGCATCACCCAGGATAAGGGATTGTTTGCGCCTTACTCGATCATTCGCGCCGGCGAGCGGATCTTCTTCTATGCAGGGCAGGGCTTTCACAAGATCGAGCCTGGCGGCGTTCCCGAGCAGATCGGGCGTGAAAGAATAGACCGGACGTTTCTCGATGATCTCGACAAGGGGAACCTGCAGCTCTTCATGGGCGCCGCCGATCCGCGCTCGACGCGGGTTTATTGGGCCTACAAATCCGTCAACGGTACGGCCGGATGTTACGACAAGCTTCTGGGCTATGATTTTCTGCTCGACCGGTTTTTTCCCGTGCAGATGACGGGCGAATATCTGCTGGGCATTTCGCAAACCGGGTTGACGCTGGAGAATCTCGATTCGCTCGGCCCAGGTGCCCTCGCGGTCACAGGCGCGGCGGATAACGGCTCCGGCCTGGTCCGCCTCACGGTCGCTTCGACGGCAACGCTAATCACTGGCCAGATTGCCTCCGTCAGCGGCGTGGTCGGCACGGTGGAAGCAAACGGCGAGCGTTGGGTCATTGCGGTCATCGACGGCACGCATCTCGACCTCCAGGGCGCGATCTTTGCGAACGCGTATGTGTCGGGCGGCATCATCGGCGGGTCAATCGATGCGATGACGCTGAGTCTCGATGCCTATCCGACGGCGGTACAGCCCGAGATCGCGCAGTTCTCGAGTTCGCATGTGCTCGGCTTCTTCCGGGGGACCAGTCTCGAGGCGATCATGGAGAGCAGCGAGCAGGGCACCGACGACGAGCGCATCACAATCCGCGGCTTCTGCCCGATCACTGACGCCGCCAGCCTGTACGGCTCGGCCTCGTATCGCGATACGCCGTCGGCGGCTGCCATCGCCGGCAATGAAGTGTCGGTCAATGCCAGAACGGGCCGCTGCGATGTCAGGCGCGACACTCGCTACTCGCGCTTCAGGGTGCGTATCCCCGCCGCGACCAGCTGGACCTTCTGCGCGGGCGTGGTTCCGGATCTCACGCCGGGAGGTACGCTATGACGGCATACGTTCCTGGACTCACCGAGACCGATTTGAAAAAGATCGTGCTCGCCCTGCAGCAACTTGCCGCAGGACGGTCAAACGCAGTCGGCAGCGTCACGCTGGCCGCCGGTGTTTCCAGCACGACAGTGACAACGGCGAACTGCGCCGCCGGCTCGACCCCGATCCTGACACCGGCATCCGCTGCCGCTGCGACGGAGCTCGGCAACGGCACGATGTATGTGAGTGCCGTGAGCAACGGCGCATTCACGATCACTCATGCCAACTCCGCCAGTCCGGGGCGGACCTTTCTTTATGCGGTCCTCGGCTGAACTCGTTTGCGTCGATCCGAAACGGGTTCACGAAATCTGGCCACACGTCGCTCCGCTGTTGCGGAAGGCTATTGCAAGAACGGGGCTCTCGGCGTTCGCCGATATTGAAAGCGACATTCTTCGCGGCGACGCGCTGCTGTGGCTCGCGCTGAGCGACGGACGCGGCGAAACAGCGATCGAAGCCGCCGCTTCAACAAGCCTGCAACAGACCGATAGCGGCAAGGTCTGCATCATCACAGCGTGCGCCGGCGCCAACATGGCGCGCTGGCTGCCGCTGATCAATCACATCGAAGCATACGCGAAGGCGGAGGGCTGCAGATGCATGCGCATCTTCGGCCGCAGGGGCTGGCAGCGCGTGCTCGAGGACTATGACGAAAAACACATCATTTTGGACAAGGAATTGGATTGATGGCGGACAGAAGTTTCCATGATGTCTACGGATTTGATCCCGAGGCCATGCCGCGTCCGGGCGGGTTGGTCGGACTGCTGCAGGAGGCGATGCGGCAGAGTGGCGCTGATCTCGATGCGCCGTCGAATCCAGACCCGAATTTCAGGCAGCTTTCGCGAGTACCTGCGGTTGCGCCTGCCGCTGCGGCCCCCGCCGTGCCGGCCACTCCCGCTTCGCCCGCTGTGGCTGCACCTTACGCCGGCCCATTCCCGCTACCGCAACGTGATTTCCCTTCAATGCCGCAAGCGCCGGACCCGGAGGCGATCTGGCGGGCGATCGACGCCAAGAACGCCAAAGCCAATGCCGCGTCTGATCGTCGGAACGCGGCGGGCCTGACCGCATCGGCGAATGTTGCTGTTCCTAGTTCTGGCGTACCCGGGCAGGGCTACTCGCCGGCGGCTCCGGTGACCGTGAACGATCTCGGGCGCGCGTTCGCAACCGGCGTTCCGATCGTCGGCGGGACGTTGAACACTTTTGACGCGGCGACGAACGCCGCGCTTGCGCCCGTGCTCAACCGGTTCTTTGACGAAAAGGGCCAACTGCAGGAACCAACCTTCGGCGAGCGCTACGCGCATGCCAAGCGGGACCAGAACGCGGCGGACAAGCGTTTTGCGACTGAGCATCCGGTGGTGGACACGATCGCGCAAGCCGCCGGCAATGTCGCTACGATGGCGCCCGTGATGTCGGCCGCGCCGAAAGCGTTCGGCCTGGCCGGCCCGCTTTGGGAAATGCCGCACGGTGGCGCGATCGCCGGCGCGGCGATGGGCGGCGCTGATGCGGCCACGCGCGGCGAAAACCCGCTTGGTGGGATGTTGGTTGGCGGCCTTAGCGGCGGCGGGGCGGGTCTGTCCGGCCAGCTCGCAGGCAAGGCGTTTAACTGGGGCATGGACCGCGTGTGGCCGTTGGCGGCTCCGCGGATGACGGTTAACCCACGCTTGCGCCTCGGTTCGGGGCTGCGCAGTCAAGCCGGGATCGAATACTTCAATCAGCGGAACCGGGCGGAATGATCTCATTGCCTGCGCGCCGCTCGCGGCGCCGGAAATAGTAGGCCACGCCAAGTATCACCGCCAACATCGTCAGGCCGCCGGCAGCGCCGAGCGTGTCCACGATCCAAAGCATGACGAAGAACACTGCCGACGTCACGAGCCAGCCCAGCACAAAACCAAGTATATCTTCCAACATGCGGGAGCGCTCCCAAGCGGCTTTTGTTGAGGGATCATCGGCTGCAATCCAAACGTGCATCATAAGCGTTCGTCAGCGTCGGAGGCCGGAGGCGCTCATCAAATCGACGTGAGTCGATACTGCGCCAGCGTCGGCCGTATCTGGTCAAACGGCAAATCCGACCCGAATCTGATTGCGCTCAAGTCCGATCCCGCGCTTTCCCGCGAGATGACGGCTACTTACACGCGGACCATGCCCGCATCCTGAAGCGCAACGGGCTCCTTGGAGGCGATGCGGCACAGCTGTGCTCATCTTGAGGCGGCATCGAACCCAGGGATAAGCCCAAACTTTGGAAGGCTATGGTAGTCCCAAGGAGAGAATCTGACGCCTTGAGTTCATGTGCAATCGGGCGCCGGCATGTCACCATTCGTTTATATCAAGCGAAACGATGTCTGCTGCCCCGTTTTGCAGGCGATGTGGCGTGGGCAAAGCTGTCCAACGCGGTTCATCACGATAGCATCGTCGTAGCGGCTGCCAAAGAAGTCTCTATGTGTGCACGGGGCGTTCCAGAGCGTAGTTGAGGCGACAGCCGGGTCTTCTTTCCGCCCTACCAGCGCGCGGCGAGTGATCGCTGGGACAAATAGCTATTTCGTCGCGCTTCGACCACGACAGCGACAACGGCGAACTGCGCCGCGGGCTCGACACCGATTCTGCCCCCGGCATCCGCTGCCGCCGCCACGGAGCGCGGCAGCGGCACGATCTATGTGAGCGCCGTAAGTAACGGCGCGTTCACGGTCACCCACGCGAACTCCGCCACCACGGGGCGGACCTTTCTTTATGCGGTCCTCGGCTGAACTCGTTTGCGTCGATCCAAAACGGGTGCACGAAATTTGGGCGCTTGTCGTTCCGTTGTTGCGGGCGGCTATTGCAAGAAGGGGGCTCTCGGCGTTCGCCGATATTGAAAGCGACATTCTTCGCGGCGACGCGCTGCTGTGGCTCGTTGCTAAGCGACGGAAGCGGCGAAACAGCGATCGAAGCCGCCGCAGCAACTAGCCTGCAACAGACCGATAGCGGCAAGGTCTGCATCATCACAACGTGCGCCGGCGCCAACATGGCGCGCTGGCTGCCGCTGATCAATCACATCGAAGCATACGCGAAGACGGAGGGCTGCAGATGCATGCGCATCTTCGGCCGCAAGGGCTGGCTGCGCGTGCTCGAGGGGTACGAGGAACAGCACATCATCATGGATAGGGATATTTGGAAGTGGCTAAAATAATTTCTCGCGGCGGATACGGTTTGACTCCCGAGGCTTATGAGGACCAGACAACGGGTGGCTTGGTCGGTCGACTTCGCGATCTGCTGGAACAGCGAGGAGCTGCTTCTAGTGCTACGGTCAATCAGTCTGCAGAGAGCAATGGGAGTCCTCAAGGTTTGCTCGGCAGGTTACTCGCGCTAGCTGCGAACAGCCTCCCGGCTGGAGGATTTAGCCAGGAATTGTCCTCTCAGTCAAAAGATCGGAATTTTAGGCAGCTTTCGCGAGTTTCCGGTGACAGGCCGATGGCTTCCTCAATTGCGCTGGGGAGCCTTTCCGAAGCTTCACAACGTGCGCCATCAATTATGCCGCTGGCTGACGGACCCCGACCAGTTGGGCCAAGCGACCAGCAATACGCCATGGGAAAGCCAACCTACAGCCAGTGCGTAGATCAGTGCTTGCATCTATTGCCTTCCCCGAGCGGCGACTTACAATCCTCAGAGTTTCGCCAGTGCGTCGGCAAATGCATGGGACGGCTATAATGGATAAACAATCTGCGAAGCGATTTAAGCTTCATATTCATGAAGCAATCAAAGAGCTGTCTTCGGCGCTTCTTGTTGCGCACGAAGTTTGCGCCGTAGAGGAAATTGCCACGATCAAAAGATCGATGGGTAATATCATCGCTGCCGCGGAAATGCTTCTTCATGATTCTATCTACTCGCATCACCCAGAATTAAATGAGCTAAGCCGCAAACCAAGCGAAACTTAGTAGTTGTTTGGTCGTTGGAAGTTTCGGGCTTTGGTCCTTTTTAGCAATTTGCCCGATTTCGAGGCACAGCAAAAACCGAAGGTCAAGTGATGTAGGTTAAGATGAGGGCTGGAGAAATCCCGATGCTATCCGCGCAGATCGTTTCGCTGGTCTTTAATAAGCGCCTACAGGGAAGCGGAATCGATCCTTGAGGCAGAGCGTGAGAAGTCGGCGAAGGGTGTCGCTCGGAGGCTAGAAGGTCTCTCCGAGCTACTACACGAAAAAATCGGAAACGCCGGGCAAGACGACGCATCGATGCGCGGACTTCTCGCCGGTGTTTACATGCTAGCTGACGTGCCAGTGAACCAAGAATACTGGGCTGATGCCGACATCGCTCTCAAGGGATATGGCTCTCTCTCTCTCTCTCTCTCTCTCGAGGAATGGAGTGTGGCGAGTCGACGATCTTTGATGAGTGAAGCCCGGCTAACTGAACAAGCATTGGGCAAGCTAGGAACAGATCTGCTGAGAGACGCCGTGGCCCCGGGTGCGGTGGTTGAGAGCCTGGAGGAGAGGTATCCAGAGAGTCGCGCTGGAAAGACCCTTCAGAAAGCCTACCCCGCGATCCGTCGTGGTCTTCCATTGGCGCTCGCCGTGAAACGGCGTCTGGCGCATTGAGTTTCCTTGGTCGCCCGGCATTGGCGCATCCCCGCGTTCGATAGAGCGCCTCCTTCGACGGAGGCGATGCCGCGACGCGACTTGCCTACGACGAATGGTGGTGGTGTCGAAACAAAAGTGCTTTGAGAAAAGGACTGAGAATTTGCCTGATATGTCGGGCGGCCGGCCACCGTGCTTCAGCCAGTCTGAATAATTCGTTGTAGAGCCAATACCCTGACGCGAACCAGACGAAACACGCGGGGATATAGAAAAAATAGAACCAGTCCGGGATTTCGAAATCGTCGGTAAATGCCGCAACGACAAGAGGCGACAGGGGAAAGAAAACTAGCCACAACGCAGCAATGCCATAAGCTAACTTTCGAGCTCTTGTTGTCCTGACCTCACCCTGCAAGTCTGGTTGGATTTTCTCCAGGGGCTTGGTCGCGTGCTTTGCGTCTGTGCCGGTGTTCGACATTGGTCGATCTCCGTAATGGTCCAGTTGACGTGTTTCCTTTTTGTTCTAAATGGTGGTCTCGCGCGTTGGAAGTAACCAGTGCGTGTATTTCGCGTATTGTTCGCAAAGCCAATTTTGGATGGCTAGATCAGAGCGCGTGCAGTTCGAATTTCCAGCATTCGAAACTTCGGAATTGCCGGAAAGCTAGACGGCACTTCGTTTGGCTCTCTTTCATCTTTGCGTCGCGTGACGCTCGCTGCCTCGCTTCGCGCCCGTAGCTTCGGGGGAGATGGCTAGCGCGCGTCTGACATAAGTCAGACCCAGAAGAAAAAAGACTGAGCTGGAGAACGTGCGCCGCTTAAGACCGGCGGCCGCTTCGATCTCGCGTAAAGGTCACATCCGTCGAAATTCAATCGCCATACATGGCGCGCTGCAGATAGCGCACGTCTTCGGCCGCAAGGGCTGACTGCGCGTGCTCGAGCGGTACGGGGAAAGGCACATCATTATGGATAAGGAATTGGATTGATGGCAGACAGAAGTTTTTATGATGTCTACGGATTTGATCCCGAGACCATGCCCCAAGCGGGCGGACTGGTCGGACTACTGCAGGAGGCGATGCGGCGACGCGGTGCCGATCTTGTGGCGATAACGAATCCCGCGACTAGCCAAGCTTCGAAAGGCAACGGCAGTTCCCAAGGGCTGCTGGGCCGGTTACTCGCATTGCAAGCCGGGCAGAATAACCCGGCTGTTCCAAATGGCGGACAAGCGCCGCCCGAACCAAGAGACTTGAATTTCAGACAGCTTTCGCGAGTCCCGGGGACAGCCTTCGTGCAGAGATCCTCGGTACCACCTGCGCCGGTATCCGCACTACGGCCGCCGTCGTCGAGAGAATCCGAGGCCGACCAGGCGCAACAAGCGAGGGAGGTCGCAGCCTCGCGTTTGGCGCGCGGAGTTCGAAGTCCTGCCCGAGCTCAAGCTCCACCACCTGATCCAGTCGATATAGCGAAATCGGCGGGCATAGGCCTAGCCAACGGTGCGGTTGGGACACTTGGACTCCCCGGAGATATACTGACCGGCTTCGGCTATTTGCCGAAGAACCTCGTGGCTAACCCAGTAAGACGCCTGGCTGGTTATCCCGAGTTAGGCACTGATCAGCCCGACTTGATTAGAGATCGGTTCACGGCCAATTCTATCCGGCGTTTCATCGAGGACCATCTTCCTTTCGGCGAATTCTATCGACCCCAGACGACGACGGGGCGTTTTGCCGAGACGATCGGAGAGTTTGCGCCATTGATACTGGGTGGCTGGGCGGCGCGGGGTTCAGCGGCATTGACTGAACAAGCATTGGGCAAGCTGGGAACAAATGTACTGAGAGACGCAGTGGCTCCGGGTGTCGTGGTTCAGGGCTTGGAGGAGGCGTATCCAGAGAGTCACGCGGGAAAGACCGTTCAGAAAGCCTATCCCGCGATCCGTCATGGTCTTCCATTGGCGCTCGCCGTGAAACGGCGTCTGGCGCGTTGAGCTTCCTTGGTCTCCCGGCGTTGGCGCGTCGGCGTCCGAATATCGTTCGAAGCTAAGTCGATATATTGAGGGCCTCCTCCGGTGAAGGCGATGCCGCGAGGCGACTTGCCTACGACGAATGGTGGTGGTGTCGAAACAAAAGTGCTTTGAGAAGAGGACTGAGTATTTGTCTGACAAATCGGGCGGCCGGCCACCGTGCTTGAGCGAGCCTGAACATTTCGTTGTAGAGCCACCGTCCTAATGCAAGCGAAATGAAAGTCGCGGGGAAAATGAAAAGATAGAACCACGATGGGGGCTCGAAATTGTCGGTAAATGCCGCAACAAAAACGGACGACAAGGGAAAGAAAATTAGCCACAGCGCAGTAATGCCATAAGCTACTTTTCGAGCTGTTGTTGTCCTGACGACACCCTGCAAGTCAGGTTGGATTTTCTCCAGAGGCTTGGTCGCGTGCTTTGCGTCTGTGCCGATGTTCGACATTGGTCAATCTCGATATTGGTCCAGTTGACGTGTTGCCTTTTTGTTCTATATAGTGGTCTCGCGCGTTGGAAGTAACCAGTGCGTGTATTCCATGTATTGTTCGGAAAGCCAATTTTGGATGGCTAGATCAGGAAATGCCGCTCCGGGTCTTCTTTCCGCTCTACCAGCGCGCCGCGAGTGATCGCTGGGACAATGTCATAGCCATTTCGCCGCAGCCTCCCACCCGACACATCCGCACAACTCAATCTGAAAGAAGGAGTCACCCACGATGGGCGGACAATCCACAACCACGCAAACTCAGCAGTCGCAGACCGCACCCTGGCAGGCCGCGCAGCCGATGCTGCAGAATATTCTCGGTCAAATCGGCACCGGATTGGGCAACACCGGTCTGACGTCAGCGGAGACCGGCGCGCTCAACACGCTGCAGAACAATGCGGCGCAAGGAAACCCTTACGCCGGGCAGATCGGCGCCTACGCGCAGTCACTGCTGAATGGGGGTGGGGCCAACGCCCAGGCGCCGAACGTGCAGAGCAATCTGCAAACATTTCAAAATCAGCTCTCGCCCTATGCCAACGGCAGCATGGTCGGCAACAATCCAGCGCTTGCCGCGCAGCTTGCTCAGATCCAGACGGATGTCGGAAATTCCGTCAATGGGCAGTTCGCGGCTGCCGGGCGCGACTTCAGCGGTGCCAACCAGATGACCTATGGCCGTGGCGTCGCTGCCGCCGAGGCGCCGGTGATTGCCGCGCAATATAACCAGGACGTCACCAATCAGATCGCAGCAGCGAATGCGCTCTACAACGCCGGCAACACCACTGCGAACACGCTTTCGGGAATGCAGCAGAACTATCTATCTAACCAGGGGCAGGGGATAGCTGCGTCCCAGTCCGCACTCGACGCGCAGAACTACGGTGCCAATGCGACGCTTGCCGAGGAGGCGCAGCGCCGCGGGATCCCGGTCCAGGCGTTGGGCCTGCTGGCGCAGATCGGGGTGCCGATTGCGGGCCTTGGCCAGCAATCCAGTGGCACGACGCAAGGTACGCAGGACGCGTCCGGCCTGCAGCAATTCGACATGCTGGCCAGCGGAATTGGAAGCCTCCTTAGTCCCTTCAAGTTCAAGTAGGGATGTATGTCCTTGGCCCGATGAGGCTGCGCGAGGCGCGTTTGTCTATTTGGAACGAGAGTCTCTTGGTGACTCTTATGGTGAGCGCTCGGGCTATCGGCTTACGCGCAAAACTTTTTCGTTGGAGCTGACCCCATGGTCGATGAAGTGGATCCGGCGCTCACTGGCGCTGCCTTCGATCTTGCCAATGCCGGCTATAGATCGATGCCGGACAAGGAGACGAAGCAGGAAGCGGAGGCTATCGGCGGCGACAGTGCGTCCTTGCGCCAGGTAGCTGAAGAGCGCGCCGAGTCGCATAACGAAACTGTCGTCCGTAAGTACACCGGGCCGGGCGGAGAGGTCGCGGCTTCTGACGAAGCGGTGACGCTCGCTCGTGCAGCGAGGGATTATGCCGGCGCTCTCGCGGCGGAGAATCTGATTGCGCAGAACCTGACATCAGAGCAGCTTGCAGTCGAAGTCGATGCGTTGCGTGCGCAGGCCGCCGCAAACGATCCTGATGCCGCCGACTTCTACGGGTTCGACCCTCCGGAGGCCGTTAGCGAAGCGGTTGGCCAGGCCGACACCGAGAACGGTGGTTCGCCGAAGAACGCCGCAGCCGATCGCCCGGACGATTTATTGGCGGCGGGACTCGATCCCGAACTCGACAAGGCCCTGATGCATCCCCAGGTGTTGCAGGCGATCGAACAGAAGGTGGGCGAGGCGGAGCGGTCCCGTCAGAGTTATCGCGAGGGGCTTGAGGCGGCAATGCAGATCGCTCAATCGAGCTTTCTCAGCCAGTTTCCGGAGTTCGCCGGCATGGCGCCGGAGAACATTCCCGGCGCGCTCGAGCTGATCTCGCGTCAGGATCCGGGCAAGCTCGCGCGCATTCAGGGGATGGTGGCAACAACGCAGCAATTGTTGGCGCGGCGCGAGCAGGAGAACGGCCGGCAGGCCGAGATCGAGCGGCAGCACTTTCTGAAATTTGCCGATGCGGAAGATGCCCGGCTCGAAACCATGTTGAAAGGTGAGCCACAGGAGACGCAACGCGCCGTGCTCACCGAAATCGTGGCCTCGGCCAAAGAGAGCGGCATTGAGCCCGCTGAGCTCAATCGCCTCTTCAACACAGAGCCCCTGATGCGCAATGCGATCTTCCAGCGCATGATGTACGATGCCGGAAAATACCGGCTGATGATGAAGGCGAAGAACGCAGCGCTTGCGAGGCCGGTGCCGCCGGTCCAGAGGCCTGGTATGGCGACGACGCGATCCGAGCGCGAGCGCGCCGACGTGCGGGCGCTCAGCGCGAAGCTGTCTAGCTCAGGCGATATCAAGGACGCGGTGGCGCTGTATAGGGCTCGCACCTCCGGCAGTCGCTCTTAAGGCGTACTGCCGTCGCAAGGGTGGTTGTTGACCAGACTATTTGACATCCACAATCGTGCGACGATATGAGCTGTTCAGTTCAATCAGAGAGAGATTTTTTCAGGTTGCCGCGCTTGACTATGTTCTTGTTTTGTTCTAAGCAATCGATGTGTCCCCGCACCAATCGCGAGCAGCGCCTGAAATGAATTTCGCTCCGTACCAGTGGGCGATCAGCTTCTACCTCGACCTGCTGACCAAGGCAGTATTCGTCAGTTTTCTCGGACTCCTGTTTACCCTTGGCGGCGCGCCGGTCTTTGATTTCGTGGTCGGGGCGTTCTTCCTCTCCCTGTTCCATTTCGTTTGCCTGTTCCTGGGATGGATCGTCTTGTGTCTGGTGGAGCTGACACGCGTGCAGCTTACGGACCGGGTCAGATTTCTCGTCACTCTGATCTCCGCCAACGCTCTGTTTGTGCTGAGTATTGCTGCATTCGGGAGTTGGGGCAGCACGCCCAACGACGCGATCTCACATTTCCACGGCGGGCTGATGGTCGGATCGATTCTAGCGACCACGAACGTCATACCGATTTTTCTAGCGGCCGCGTGCGGCCGCATCTTCAAGCGCCAAGTGTCGCCGCAATGTTAAGCCGACACTTGTCAGCAGCTCTTTTGCCATTTTGCTTTGCCTTCAGCAGTAGCGCCTTTGCTGGGGACTATGTTGTTTCCTATGCAATCGATGCGGGTAGCCTTAATGACACAGGTACGGTCCGGAGCTGCAGATACGGCGAGCTATGCCGGGTCAGCTCGAAGAGTCTCGACCTGTCGATATTGATAAGTGTCTATCTGCCGCTCCGCCGCAACCAGAAAGAGCTCAATGTTTCCGTCAGTGGTGGTCGCAGCCGCCCCGACTGTTGCTTTTTGTCGGACGGCGTCGATTGGCGCTCCTTTACTCTTGAAGAGTCTTTCTTCGAGATCCGCCTCTACGAGGGCCACGCACGCAGGCGCAATGAGTTCCTAATCAACTCACCGCTGGGCATTTTGTATCTGCAATTCTCAGATTTGAAGTGAACGGATCATTCTCGCAAGAGCTGCGGGCAAGCCGTTCTGTCAGTCGGATCTGGCGCGCGACCGATAGCGTCCACGCTCGGGATCCTGTCTCCAAATCCCGGACATTGAAAGGTGATGATGGAAAATGAGCGAGGTTGAACGAAGTTATCTTCCACCCTTGAACCCCCGGACGGTTATCACAGAGGCCAATCGCGCAAGAGTGTACGACATCATTCGCGGGCAATTAGCCGATATCATGAACGGCGAACAATCTTACTATCCTGATGGTGTCCAAAAGGACATGCAGGAACGCACTGAGAATCTGACGCGATTCATCGGTTCGATAAGGAGTCTGCAAGGTCTGGTAGACGATCCATCGAACATCCTTGGAAAGGCGGCCGACGACCTTGATCATTTAGTCAAGCAATTTGGCGAAAGAAACGCTGCGGATGAGCCTCGTGATCCGATCGAAATGCCGAAGGAGTTTTCGCCGGGAACCATGGCCCGTCGCCTGGGCGTATTTCCCCGCCCGGCCCGCTTGATCCACGACAAAGGCCGGTCTTTCGGAGGGTATCCGTTCGAGGCTCGATCGGAGCGGAGGATAGGCCTGAGTCGCGGATTCCTCCGCCGATCTTTTTTCCGTTGACCTAGTCTAGTGGCCGGCGAACCCCGGCCGACCCGCCTTTGAAAAGGAAGCTTCTACATGTGCAATTGCAATCGCGATTTCATTGACCGCACCGAATCCATCACGGGAAATCTATACGGAGAACCGCTCACACCCCAAAGGATGGCCGAAAATTTTGCGCTGTATGGCCTGAAGAAGCGCGCTGCCGCGCTGGAGAGGTTCGACAATGAACTGCACGAAGACATCGACTCCGGCGCGCACAACCTGCGGCGGCGCGTGCAGTTGATGGAATTGCGCCGCAAGATGGGCGCGGTCCACGCGGCCTTGCGCAAGGCGAGTCGATGACAAATCCGGTGCTGGCCGCGTTGGCGCAGGCCCGGCTGCGGGCTGCGCCGATGTTTGCGCGCTGGTGCGAGCTAAATGGGGCTTCGTTTTGCCCGGCTGCTCCGCAGACCTTGGCGCGCTTTGTGAAGGACTGTTCGGCGCTTGGAATCGAGCGCCTGTGGCCAGCCGTTCAGGACGTCGCGAAGCTGCACGCCTCGCTTGGGTTGGCTGATCCCACGCTCGGCGGACCGGCAGCGGACGCAATCGGCGAGATCGCCGCCGTCATGCCACCTCGGTCGTGGCCAGAGGAATACAAGCAGCGCTTCAAATCGCTGCCCTATGACATTCAGCTTTTCGTCGCCGCGCACGAGATCCGGCGGGAGAAAACATTGCGGCGGGCACAAAACGACGCTGCAGCCAGCAGGCAGAAACTGGCGGCATCAGAGCAATCCGCCATCAAACTTGCCGAAGGAGCCAAAAATGAAGACAGTGCGCGCGCCGACACTTGAGGAACGTATCCGGCAGATCCGGACAGAGGTCGAGTCCATCGTCGAGGCGCGCGTTGCGGCAGTTGCGGAGCAAAGCCCTGGCGTTCCCGCGGGCGTTATCCGCAACCTCCTCACCGCTCGTGCGCCCGCATGCGCCTGCGCCCAGTATCTCGCGCTCAAGCGGGAGGAGGCAGGAGAGCCGGTGTGATCTCTGGATAAGCCAAGGCTGATTTGGTCCGACAGCGATCTCGAACGAGATCGCTTTTTCATTTCGGGGAAACGAGAATGACGCTCTACAAATGGTCGCAGACGGCATCATCCGACGCGACGGCAGATCCGACCATCAATTGGGCCGAAGGTCAGGCGCCTTCCAGCATCAACGATTCCGCACGCGCCATGATGGCCGCCACCGCCAAATATCGCGACGATATCTCCGGAGCCATCGTCACAACGGGCACGTCGACCGCATACACGATCTCATCCTACCAAGTTTTCGATACGCTCGCCCACCTTGGTGGCCAAGTGATCGCGTTCACGCCACACACGACGAACGGACCAGGTCCGGTCACTCTCAACGTCGACAGCCTCGGCGCCAAACCGCTCCGGTCAGCGCCGAATGTAGAATTGCTGGCGGGGACCATTATCCAGGGAACGCCTTATGTGGCGATCTATAACAACACTGACGGGGCTTTCTATCTCCAGAGCTTCTATGGAAATCCCTACAACATCCCGCTTGGCGCGGGGATCGAGTATTGGGGCAGCACGCCGCCGAATAGCAGCTTTGCATTCCCGTTCGGGCAAGCCGTTTCGCGCACTGGCGCAACAGCGCCGCTGTTCGCGCTATTCGGCACCACTTATGGCGCCGGCGACGGAGCAACCACGTTCAACCTGCCTGACTTGCGTGGGCGCGTCGGGGTTCCGGCTGACAATATGGGCGGCACGCAAGCCGGTCGCGTCAGTGCAGTGCTCGCTAATGCTCTCGGCTCCGCTGGCGGTGAGGCGCAGCATACGCTGACGGTCAGCGAAATGCCGTCTCACAATCACTCTGCAAGCTCAGTCGATAATGGCCACAACCATCCCTACACGGCGCCTCAAAATCCGGGGATTGCAACTCCTGGCGGCAGTGCGGGCCCGGTTGTTCAGGGGAACTTCGGCAGCACTACGGGCGTCGGTTTTGCCAGCATCACGACGACGGTTAACGCCAATGGCGGCAGCGCCGCGCATAACAACGTGCAACCATCGATCGTCTGCAACTACATAATGCGGATCATCTGATTAGACGCCGGCAAGAGCGAAGCGGCCCTGATACGCGGATTCGATGGAAGCAGAATCCTTGGCGGCGAGCTGCTTTGACGAAGCCGCCGCAATCTCTCGCAGATTTGCAACGTTCGTTGTGCCGAAAATGCAAGAGCTGATCTGAGGGACAGATAGCGCGTATGCCATCGCCGCCTGTGCTGCTGACATTCCCGTAACCGAGGAAAGGGACCGCCTTAGGCGCTCCGATTTAGCTGCGAGGCGTCGGCTAGCTGGCTTGAGGGCCGCACGAAGCAAGTAATAGGCATCGGCCATACTCTGTAGACGGCCAATTTTGCCGGGGATCAGATGCCCTTGCGCGAGAACATTCCCGACCATCACGGCAATGCCAGCGCGGTGAAGCTCCTGAATGATCGGGATGCGGTCTAATTGAGCGACGTTGAAATCGATCAGAGCCACGTCGAAGAGGCCCGGCAGCCCGGCAATGTGGTGCATCACGTCTTCGGAATGAGTGTTAATGCCGAGCAAGCGGAACATGCCTTGCCGGCGCATCGCGCCAAGACGCCCAATTAGCTCGTCTGTTATAAAAGCAGGCGTTATCCCATGTAGATAGAAGATATCCACAAAACCGGTGCCGAGGTTCTTGACAGCCTTCCCGCATGCTCGCTCGATGTAATCGGCACTGTAGTTTGTGCCCCTGCGATCAAACAAACCGCCGCGTACAGTTCCGGCCTTCGTGGAAATGAACAGGCTTGATCGGCCGTGATCGGCAATAAGGTTTGCCAAGGCTTTCCCTAACCGCGGCTCGGCGCGGTAATTGCAGTAGTTGTGGCCAGTGTCGAAATGATTGATACCGAGCGCGAAAGCCTCATGCACTAGGCTTATCGCCTTTGCTTCGGAAAAGCGCTCGTTACCCCAAAAGCCCGAGCAGCCAAAACCAATTTCGGAAACGGTCACACCGCGAATCTGCCGATATTTCATTGTGAAGGACGCCACTCATTCCAAATTCAGGGTGGCTTCGTAACATTGCTACCTCACCGCGAAAAGATAGATTTCCCGCTTAGGTCGTGTGGGGACAGTCACTCCCTGTTGATAAGCGGTTGAAAACCGCGCCCGAAAAACAAAAGCGCGAGCTAGCGCTGCTTATAAGATCGGTATCCAAACAGAGATCGGAATGCGACCGCCAGATCTTGCCTAAACGCCATGCACCGTACTTTCTTCCTCTAATTGCCGAAACCCAGTAGCAGAAATAACGATCTGCAACCAGCCCCGGGATTGGGCCGTTTTTCGGCGGTCAAATCTATACTCGCCGAGCTCGACTTGCGGATCACCGGCGGGCTTACGGGGCGTCTCGTAAGCCAACAGAACCGGGTTGTGCGCGTCGGTCTCACACCACGTAAGAGCTCCGTACGCCGAAGATCTGCCGATTCGGCAACCAACGACAGCAAGGCGCCTGTGTAAAGCATCCTCGGCCTTCAGCCGCGGCATTTCATCCCCCCAATCGAGTAATCCATGACCAATATCAACGCCCTTGCTGCGGCGAATGCCGCGCGCTGGAAAAATGCAGGCCTCACGCGAGACTTTGGGGCTGTTGCTAGGTGCCTTGTCTCCCCGACCGCCAAATCTCGCTACCAATCCGTGTCTGCCAAGACCGGCGTCCCCTGGGCGATGATTGCCGTCATCCACGAGCGGGAGTGCTCGCAGGACTGGACGAGGTCGTTGGCGCAGGGGGATCCCTGGAAGCGAACATCAGTGCACGTTCCTGCCGGCCGCGGTCCCTTTATCTCCTGGGAGGCTGCGGCAATCGATGCGCTCGTCAACTGCGCGCCTTATGCGGCGCGGAATACGGACTGGTCGATCGGTCCGAGCCTGACAAAACTCGAGGAATATAACGGTCTCGGCTATGCGGCGCGTGGCCTGCCCTCGCCCTACCTCTGGTCGGGGACCGATCAGTACAAGTCGGGCAAATATGTGCGGGATGGCGTGTACGATCCCAGCGCCGTCGACAGCCAACTCGGCTGCGCCGGCTTGCTGAAGGCGATGGCGGCGCTTGATCCGAGTGCAGCATTCGCGACGAAAAATTCGCTGGATGCGTCGGATGCCTCTTCGCCAGCCCGCCAATCGACGCCAGTTCCTCCCTCGCTCACGAATCCGTCGAAAGGCTCGATCGCCGCGTTCGTTGTTTCCATTCTCGCGGCCCTGTTCAGAAGGAGATGAAGTATGTGGACTTTCTTCTATCTTGTCATGTTTGCAGCAGGCTTTGCGGCCTGCTGGTTTTCCAAGGACAGAGTTGCGCAAGCTCTTAGCGGCGCCGAAGCCTATGCCAAGGCGCTTGAGAGCAAAGCCGCGGCCATGAGGGCTGTGGTCTGATGCTTGGCAAATTCAAGGCTGTTTGCCTTCATTCCTTAACCGTTGCGTGGAGCTACGTCCTCGCGATCGCCGGCGGCGCAATGAACGCCATCGACAGCATCGGAAATGCGCTCGGAGATCCCAATCTAAGAGACCAGATCAATAATGCGATCGGCGACGCCAGAGTTGCCGGGCGCATTCTGCTCGGCATCTCCATCATCACGATCCTGGCCCGGCTGAGATCGCTGCGAAAGGCAAGCTGAATGTGGATGGCGATCTTAAGTTTTCTCGGTGGCCCTGTCATCAAGGGGCTCATCGACGCCTACAATGCCAAACTCAAGGCAGGCAGTGTGGATGCCAAGATCGGGGCGGATCTTGCGGCGACCGAGATCGCCGCCCAGGTCTCGGAAACGAACGCGATCCTTCAATATAGAGCCGCTGAGATCGGCCACTGGTATGAGCCTGACAAGCTCATGGGCTACTTCGTAGCCATCTATTTTGGAAAACTGTTGATCTTCGACAAGGTACTCGGGCTCGGAACCACGGATCCGCTGGCCGGCTTTGCCGCGGTCACGTCAAACCTTGTGGTGTCGTTCTACTTCGCCAAGCGCGGCTTCGAGAATGTCGCGAGAATCATCAAGCGATGAGCCCGATGCGTGACGAGGATATCAAAACCATCGTAGCCGAGACTTTGGCCGAACAACAGCGGCTGCAGCGCGACGATATCGATGCGATCGTGCTGCGGGCGATCGCGACGATTCTCACCTCGTTCGGAATTGAGGAGGAGGACCGCAAGGAGCTGAGATCTGATTTTCAGCATTTGCGGCGGTGGCGGAAAAGCGTCGAGCAAGCGCAGAGCTACACATTCAAGGCTGTCATTACCGTCATTGTTGCCGGACTCCTCGGCGCGGTATGGCTGGGGGTCAAGGTGATGCTCGGAAAGTGACTGGACCCGTAGGACAGCACATCAAGGGGAAATGCTGCTTGGAGAACGAGGCCGTGTACCGAATCCGGGAAGCAGATTCACAGGACGAGGAAGTTGCAGAGTTTCTGGATGAACTGCATCGAATCACATTCTTCGACAGCGCGCCAGTGCCGCCGTTTGATGCAGGCTATTGGTGGCTCGCGTTTTGCGGTGCCGAGCCTGTTGCCTTCGCGGGATTGGTGCGATCGACTCATGCGCCGAATGCCGGGTATCTGTGCCGTGTCGGGGTCATCAGGAGACATTGGGGGCGATCGCTGCAGCTGCGTTTGCTGCGAGCGGCAGCCTCCCGCGCACGTCGGAATGGTTGGCACAGCATTGTCTCCGACACCACAGACAACGTTGTCTCTGCCAACAACTTCATCCGGGCCGGCTATCGGCTCTACCGGCCGAAATTACCGTGGGGCTGGCCCAACACGCTCTATTGGCTCAAATCCATGTGAGTGCAGGCGTTGGAGACATGGCAAAGACCGTCCAGCCTTATTTGCCCGGTGGCCAAGCGCCGCCGGGCCTTTGCTGTTTTCGTGCAGCGCTGTGCAGCCTTGCAGCAGGCGAGGGGCTCTCGCCGCAAGTCACAGGGCTCGATTGGCTTCCCGCCCTTGTGGCCCACCCGAAATCAAACGTAAAGTCTCCACTGTGCATCGAAAGCACGGGGAAATGCCAAAACATGTCAAAAATGCCGCTGCCCGATTATCCGCCAAGACCGATGGATGCGCCCACCGCGCTTGA